AACCATAAATCCTCTCAGGTTCGGATCATAATTAGGCTCTAAGGCATTGAAGGGCTGAGGTAAACTCTGGTCAAAGGTAAGGACTCTACCATTAACTAGGGTAGGTCTAACGAGAATATTTTGACCCGTACCACTATCTTGTTTATAAAAAACAATATATTCACCACCAGTTCTTGTCTGATTATTATATATATTGTATGGATCTATATTATCATAAATCTTGAACAAATACAATTCATTAGCTGGAGAATCGATAGTCGAGTCACAGGCGATTGTATCATTAATTAAATTACGACTAGCATAGGCAGGTAGGGGAGCCCCCGGAGTACCAGGATCAGATCCTGTATCATAGAGAAAACAGAATACACCCATATCTTCTGGTCTGCTTGAAGGCAGATAAGTTGTGTATGCTCCACCATCAGAATCAGTAATAAGAGTATAATCCTCTAATTGGCCAATATCACCGGAGATAAAAAGATTAACTTCTTGATTCGATACAGGTTGGTTCTCCCTATTAAAGACAGAGACATTAAGATCTGCAGATTCAAGTGTTGTTATTTTATTTGTTGAAAACCGTACAACTATAGAAGAAGGGATTAATTCTTTTCTGGAGAGATACAAAAATCCATTACTTAGACTATTATGAAGTGGATGTATGTCCAATCTACTATCCGTCCAATAGTCGGTGCTATTTTCGGGTTCATATTCTATTCTAACAGATGTCTTAAGAGCAAACATAAAATATTTATAAACAGCGGGGATTGCTCCATTTACACCATCACCAAAGTAAATAAAACCCGCAGCAGAATCCAATACATAATGCTTGTCATCCGGACCAGATGTAGACAGAGAACGAACCCTAATCCAATCACCATCGAAAAGCTGAGATCCGGGATCATAAAGGAAGAATTTAAAGTTATTTATATCGAGATAACTTTCTGTTGTGTAGTCTATAATCGGAAATTGACCAATAGGTATTATCTGCCCCGTTTCACCGTTGCTCTGGATACCTCTGATAAAGTATTTGATATCATTCACGGTGGGGTAGACAATAGACAAACCACGATCTACTACGTAGTTATTGTTGAATTCCACAACTGCAGGATAGTCCCATGTAAAATTTACATACCCAAGATCTAAATAGTTTCTTCCTAGAATTACAGTGACTTCACCAGTTATATAATCTACCATGTAGTCACCAGTATTTTCTATACCAGTACCATAGGGATATATTCCATAATCTATATCCCCGTATTTGCCCGCCAAGTATTTCTGGTTTACAAAAATATCTTTTCTAGAGAAATAGATGCTGTAGTCTCTTAGGGGAATCTTGGGAAGTATAAAGGAAACAGTCCCAGGACCAAGATTATTGGGAATAATAAAGTTTCGAATAAAGTTATTTGAATTATATCTAACGATAAATTCTTGAAGATCTTGATTTATATTTTGCGGGTCTGACGTATCTAACTCTACTCCATTTAGTGTTTTGCCAGTAAAAACCCCAACCTTTTCAAAGGTTTGAGATATAGTAATGTCGTCATCGGAATCTAACTCAAGTCTAACCGCCTGTATGGGTATACCAATTTTGGGTTTAAACTTAAGGTTGACTTTTGATCTGCCGTCAGATGTATGATCTTCTCCCAGGGAAAGGATAATGGATTCATCGCCATAAAGATAGAACGGCACGTTTAAGGAATAGTATATCCCATGATACAATTCTGGTAACCACTTTATTTTACTATTAGATTGTATGTTCTTTATTCTGTTAAAGAGAATATCTTTCCCATATCCATAACCCGATTGAAAGAAGTTGTCAGAAACATTTGCAGTCGTGGAGTCCCAAAGTGTTGGAATAACTAGGTTATTATTCTGTCGATTTATATCAACGAAAAGACTGCTATCCCAAGCAAAGGGATTTTTGGGTATGAACAATCTATCTCTGGAAGGATTTGTATAGTACCCATACACAGAAACTATAAGGTCAAAATTTTTACTTAATATACCCATTTATTGACCCCACATCAAAGGTGTGACATTCAGAAGTTCAGATGTGTATTCTATCATATCAGATTTAGGTTTCCCAGAAATATATCTATCATTAAGGGTATCATAGGTGTCCATCTCTATCTGTTCAAATAGAAAGTTCTCCACAGATTTGTCATTAAAATTGTTAATAACAATGGGACTTTTAAAGACATCAAACGGGAAAGACGAATATTTATAACTGACAGTACCAGTACCAGACGGGACAGTGGCTGTCATAATAAGTCCAGATGCATAATCTATAAAATAATTGCCACTTTGCGCCACCAAATTTTCTTCTAAGACCTCGTAAGAAAACACATTCTTTTCAGAAAATCTTATGCTACTTTGTATTATACTCTTGTTCGCTAAACGGAATCTCTTCATATGGGGTATCTGTTCATTACTAACTGTCTGAAGACTGGATTGCTTTAGCAGTAGTTTACAGAAATCTGTTGAATTATCATCAGTTAGGTCAACTGCAGTAAAGTATGTAGAAGCGTTTATGGCATCAGTTACATCTTCTATAAAGGTATTCGAGCCATCCCTTAGGTTGATTATGCTATCTAACCTGTAGTTGTTGACCGAATAATAATCCCTATATAAAGAAATAGTAGAACTATCTATTATAACTACAGGATTATATGCAACAATATGGTAATCCCCTGAACTATATCTGGACAAATTGCCGTGGGATATCTGTAACACCGTATCGGTATTATTGATAATTTTATATATTGAAGTACCAATTTTCAACCCAAATCCGATAAGAGAATTCGGGACCCAGTTCTTAGATGAATCAGTAAGGGTTGTAGAAGAGATAACCGTAGGAGAAATCAATGAACCCACATATAATGGCTTAAGGTCTATCCGCAAAGCTTTCCTCTTCTGTAAACCCAATTCTCTTGTTATGCCATTAATAAGACCGTTGTATGTGGAGTTAGCCCTATTCGCATTTACATCAAGAAGTCTGAGCTTATACGCGTGGAGACTCTCTTCCAAGATACGTTCTGTGTCAAGAAGGAGTCCATGCTCATCAAGTGGTGTAGGAATATTTATTGGTTGCTGTATTAAATCAGTCATCTAAAGATACCTTATCGTATTTTTCACTGAAATATAAAGACCCTTCATCATAATCTACAAGCATGTTATTCTTGTGAAAATCTATAACATGTAGATTATTCGCACTATCCAATATCTTTATCTTTTGGTCATAATCAAATATAATTCTTCTGGCGGTTTCAGACCCCAAATATTTATTTAACTTATATTTGGCAATCGCTGACTTTCTTAATGTACGGACGACACGACCATCAATATCATATGTACCATCACTGTAAAGGGTATCCACATAAAGAACATAATCTCCAACTTGATCCAATACTAGATTAATCAGGTTACTTCTAAAATTTGAAGTAGCGTTCTCATTTGTAAACCAAGTTGAACCCATCTCTGACCCATCTAGACCTATGAAAACTTCAGAAGAATCAGGCTTTAATAATCTGATCCGATACCTCTTAACCTTCTTGCTAAAAACCATCTGTGTAACGGCAAACGTTATTGATTGCCCATCAGTTCTTGGAGATAGTTCTTCTGCCTCTATGTCGAGAATAGTTATTGGATCTTGCGGCAAACCATTTAATTCTTTTAATACTTTTGGATATTCTTCTTTCTTATCATATAAATAGAGACAGTCATCTGTAATCGCGTATATCTTAGAATCAAATATACCAAGGACAAAATCATTAAAGAGGAGATGAGATGTGTTATCCACATCATATAAGTCAAATTCTCTCAATATATCATTTCCAGGTCTTAATGCACTTTCGATAATATCGGTTGATCTATTTGCATAAACCTGCAATATGGAATATCCACTATCATTATCTAATCTATAGATAGGTCTTTTAACTTCTTCAGTGTCAACATACCTGTCTACATCCTGCATCTTAGATAAGGCAGACTTGAAATAATCTATCCTAAATGAACCGATAAAGTTATCCGGAATATTGTAGAAACTTATATAATCAATTCTACTCCATAGGTTCGAAGAATAAGAAGTGCCATTAGAAACAAATGCAAGCACCTCTGTTTGTGGCTCATTAAACAAAGAAACTCCATAGACTTGGCATGTCAATATATCAAATTCTGAATTCCCTAATGTCTTAGTAAAAGTATTACAACCTATCAACTCAATTACAAAATTACCATTTCTTTTCATATCATGGTTGACATTTATGTTGTTAAACGTAATTGGTGTAATTGGGAGAATCTCTGTTAAACCAAATGGGCTATATAGGTCGGAGATAGAGTCTGGTGATTTATTGTAGTAGAAATTATATAGATCGTTATTGTATTCCGCAAATATTGGATATCTATGTATACCCCTCTGGCCATAAACCCTCGGGGGTTTGTATAGTGTGTCTCCATTATCTAGCAGTATAGTCTCAAAGGAAAAGGAAGCAGGAAGATTAACCTTATAAATAGTACCTAACCTAGATAGGTCGGCTGTCTGAACAAAATAGTCAGAGATCTGTTTAATAAGTAAGCTTTCAAATCTATTAGACTTTTCGCCTATGGGGTTAATTAACTGTTGGAAATTACTGAATTTGTCAAACCTAGACTTAGACCAATCCGGCGTATAGTTTGCTAACTCCTGAGTTTCCGAATAATAAAAATAGTCAGGATAATTAGAGTTCGGGATATATCCTGCCTCTATCTGAAAAGTAAAATTATCTGCAAATGTTTCAGTAGAATTATGAACAGAAACAAAGCAAGTATAGGATAACCCATATTCTAAATCAGACAAGGATCTAGAGAAGTTAATTGTCTTATGATCTAAACCATATGAACTCGTGACATTAGTAGATACATCATTTATCTTGAAGACAATAGTCGACAAGACAAGATCTGTAGTAGAACTCGTAATAGTAAAAGACAGTGATGCACTAAGTGATACATTCAATGCGCTGCGAATAGGGGTAAGTGAACTTAATGTTATGGCCATTAATTTTTATCCACAATCGAAATAGGATTATCTATTGTAGGTTCGACTATAACTCTGTCATATTCATTCGCGGTATAGTCTGATAATAGAGTTCTTTTAAGTCTGGAATCAGAAATGTCAGATCTCTTATATAGGATTATTCTATCTATTGGTTTGATTGGAGTTCCAATACTCTGTATCTTGTCTGAAGAATTAAGAATTGTCTTTATTAATTGGTCTACAATCAATGACTGACCAATATCTAAACTATTAATTTGATTAGTCAAATTCCTGATAACATCAGTTTTTATTTGTTCTTTTTCTTTTGATTCTAATCTCTTTGTATAAGTTATAGATATAAAGAGTTGAACGCCGATATTAACTGGAGTTATGGCTAAATGATCCAACCCATCCGATTCATATGAATCCAACACTGACTGTGCCAGGTCAAGCAGTTGACCAGAAACAGTAGGGGTGATAGATTTAATGATCCAATCTGCAGTACCTATCCCTCGTCTGTACAATATACGCTTAACATCCGATATGCCAGGTATCAGCCTTAACTTTGCTTCCAATGCAGTAAAATTAGCAGCTTCTTGAATCTGCTGCTGTTTACTTATAAAAAACCTATAGTTATCATCGGTCATTTCGTCCGAACCATAAGTTATACTTGTCTCATTCGCACACATCAAACTATCATTTAGATAGTCGGAATAATTGGTGAAGTCGTGATATATGAGCGTGTTCTCGCCAGCATTAGCGTTCTCTCCATAGGAGTCACTTTGCGCGGCAAAATATACCTTATTCTGATTCCGAGGGAGTATAGTTGTTTCAGTAGTGAGATAGATTATCCTGTTACTTGTATCTGAAGTGGTGTTCATTATCTTTGTACCAGCAGGAATGACAATGTCTCTACCATTATTTATCACACCGAAATTAGTTTCAAGTGTATGAAAATAGAAAATCTTATCTTCAGATTGAGTTGTAACCCGGGTTGCTTTTGGTCTTTCAACCCCGAATATCTCCCCAATATAATCCAAGAAAGCACCTGGTGCATTGCGCAAAAAGGGGATATTTATATTGTTTTCAAATGTGTTTACTTGAGCCAAAAACTTATCATTAACAATATCAAAGATTAACTTAGCTTTGGAAGCAGCAGAAAAGTTAGTGATATTAGTGTTTTGTACGATCTTATCAATATCACTGTCGAGATAACTCTTATCGATAAAGGATATAGCCATAATTTTACCTTACAAAAAACGGACCCTTCCCGTTTAGATCGTATACGAAGTTCATAATTATTTTACTATCTAAAACCTGATTCGTCAATAGTGTCGAGAACTTAACTTTGATCAGAACAGAACTTTCAGATACGGGTATAACCTCGACCATGAAATCACTCGGACCCAAAAACTCATCAAATACCAAGGACTTAGTGATCGCTGCTGCAATTCTTTTTCCAGTGCTAGAGTTGTTAATCTCTCCCTCAAAATCTTCTAGGTTAGCCCCCATATCTTGGACTAATGTCCAATCTGATTTAGAAGACATTATACGAGCAGTAACTTCTTGTTGGAAACTAAGTCCAGGATTGTTTTCCGTATCCTCTAGGGTTCCATTCTTTATCATGAAGTCACCAATCTTAGACCATTTTACGTCTACATTACCGATAGGATTGCTTAACATATTTAACTCCCACAAGCAGACAAAAGAGTACCCATAGTCGCCACTGACTTCATAAGGAATTGGACTGCTTTAACTCCAGGTATATTGAGAATACATACTGGCATAGGACTTACAACAGTAGATGGAAATCCACTTAATAACAATGGGTTCAATGTTGTGATACCAGATAACCTAATCTGATTCGGCATGGCCACTATACTTAATGGACCCTTGATAATATTATTGCCATCATCTTTATAACTAAAAAATCCATTATCTCTATTCCCGGCAAGTCTGGCATAACCAGAAGTGACCTCGACCAATGACCCATTCGCATCATCGCCAACCTTTAGAATCCTTTTATCTTCTACGTTATAATTCTTACTTTGTGAAACTTCAGTTGCCACAGATCTAGATTGTTCAACTGGATCTCCATTATCCGCACGGACGATATCAACTAGATGTTTTTCTGGATCATAATCGACGATCTGGATTAAGGTACCTGAATATTTAGATCTAGGATTTGTTTGTTTTTCTGTCAAAATAAACCTCCTGGAGGAGCGAAGATCAGGGTAGGACCATTAATCTCTGGTTTCAGTGTCTGAGAAGATATATTGGGATTATCCCATATCGGGCCGAGTAGTTCAATCATCCCATATTGATTAATATAACCGTATGATCCGATTACGCTCCCAAGTATCTGTTGAAGTTTAGGATGCCAATTTGGTCTAAAATAAACTTTCAATTCTTTCTTGCCTGTCATTATCCACCTATATTTAGTCTATTGCCGAGTATTTTATTTACAACTATCCCAGTGGCAGAAGCAATCCTGTTCCCCGCATTACCCAATGATTGCTTAAGTTTTTCCCAATCTGTATTATCTACTGCACCATATAGTCCTAAGGTCCAATTTTCTCCATTTCGCTTAACAGGAAGCACAGATATTGGTTGTCTATATTTACTCCATTTAAACCAAGTATCCACTATATCGTCTGCAAATAAAGATACGAGGATAAGAGGTCCCTTACTCATCAGGGTTTTTGCTAAGGGAAATGCCAATTTACTAGCACTAGAAGCTGCCACCTCACTAACTGGAACTGCTAATTTTTCAGCAGCTAATGTTAATTTAGCCATTCTCGATACTTCTGCACCTTCAAGAAACGCATTGTACCTAGCTGCTTCCATAGCATTTCCATAACTTGCATAACCTGATTTAGCTGCCGCTTTAACCGCATCACTTCCTGATTTAGCTACATCCGCAACTGCAGTGGCAACTCTATTGGCGGCACTGACTCTAAGTGGATTTTTAATTAAATCAATAGCACCTTCAGTAACTTGCTTTCCAGCTCCATAACCGGGAACTGCATCTGGAGTAAAACGGTTCTCTATAGCCAATTCCATATTTTTAGTAAATAATGCAGTAGCATAAGCCCATAAGGCTTTTATCTGTGCCATACCTGAAAGATTATTATTGAAAACCAATAAGTTAGGAGTAATCTCAGTAATAAATCCAGTATCGTATGAGAAGGTTTGTACCACCTGTTCCACTTCTACAGCACCAAAAATTTGGTTATAAGTGTCAAAGATAAAGACTATATCATGCGGCTTAATACCTGGTCTACCCAGTATTACTATCTCACCTTGATAAATCTTCTTCATCGACTTAACTAATAAAGAAAGAGCATATCTATCTCTTAACTTTATCTCACCCCAATCAATTGCATTATGGAATACAAACGTACCCGTCTTGACATGTCTTGGTTCGATATCGTCATCAGCTTTCATTAGAGTAGATTCTTCATAATTTTCAAAACCAACTGATCCATCAAAGTTCGCATCAGAAGAATCCTTAGGAGCTATAACTTTTACAGCATTATTGGCCTCTCCATTACACCTCATGTTATTGGAAATAATATCATGTTCTGAAGTTATAATATGATAATTTCTAAAAGGCTTCATATACTTCAGTAGATAGTCTAACGACTTTTCTAACTTTGGCTCATTACTCATTACTTCTTCATATTGTCTATAGGGTTTGATAATAGTTTTTCGAAGAGCCTGCTCACTTAATAGTGCTGGGTTTGATCCTAGAGTATTCTTAACTCGATCATAATACACCCGATTACTTAAGACAGACCCAAGGAGTGTGGTATTAGTATTGTTCATGTTCTCGGATAAATTAGGTCCTCGATAGAGATATAGTTGCTCTGGATATCCGGCGAATAAAGTCATTCGAGTATCATATGGAACAGCGGAGACTATTGTGTCGGGATGCCGGAGAGATAGTTCTTGTAGTGTATCCCAGGCAGTTTGTTTGTAAACAGTAAACGGAAAGTTGAATATTGAATGGTATATAGCCTTTGAGATTTTCCAGATTCCAACACCTACACCAATAACAAGACCAGCCGGAGGAAAGAAACTAGAAATCGCAAAACCAAGACTAACTGCAGTCATTGCTCCCCTGAATGCATCCCATCCACCAGAATACCCTATTGACGGAAAGAAAAGATTTTCAGCAAGACCTATACCATTCAAACCGTTAAACCATGTTGATGGACCACAATCGGCAAAAGTAGAATGTCTTCCCTTGTCTCCAAAACTCTCTACTTCATTGCAGTCATTCTTTAACAATCGAGCAGCTAAATCATTTGATTCAGAGTTGACAGAATAACTCCATTTGCCTTCCATTGTCGAACCTTTCTCATCAGCTATAAGTTCAACAGCAAGACTCTGACTTGTGATCTCTAGTACATCTGACCCACTTACTTCTGTCACCTTACCATTGAATTCCACGGTAAGATTATCGGGATCAGAATCATAGCCCAGACGTAACTGCACTCTAGTTCCCTGACTAAGCATCAATTGTTTTATCTTTTCATCTTTTTTGGGCATCAAGTTTTTATTAGAAACATAACCGCTACCCGTGACAGTGTGCGCATCATTAACTGTCCAGTTATCGTCTTTTTGTATGGTTGGAAAATCTGTATTAACAAGATCATTTTCTAAATTCGTCACATGGAGAATTAGTAGATCAGGAGCAACATCCTTATTCTTTATTAATCTTATCTCTTTAACCTTATTCACATTATAAAAATCAGCAAAGTTCCTCCAGACATTCTCACCAGAATTCTTATTATCATATACAGATTCATCTAGGAAGTATAACTTAAAAGTGGGCATAGCCCTTCGCATGGTGTAAGATGTACTCTCTATATTCTTTATTGCTGCGGCCAAGGTAATCGTTTGTCCTTGAACCGAGAAATCATGGATAACTGAAGATTCTTTCTGATCTATCTTGTTACCATTACCCACAGCAAGAAGAGGAGGAGCTAGTTGGACAACCTTTTCGCTACCAGCTAATTTATTTGATGTTTTAGGAGAAGCCATTGCGTCAACCGTCATCTTATATACTTTACCAAATTCTTCAATAACTGGAGCATATGCTGCCTGTCTTATATAATTAGAATATTGATCAGAATAATTCTGCCAATAAAAATCTGGATTCTTGCCACAAAGAGACCTAGGATCTTCTTTGTCTTTATTTGGTAACTTCATATCTGGATAGCACGGAGAGGCAGTAGTTGTATTGATGGTCGCCAATCTTTTAAGATACCACTGATAGGATGGTAATGGATCAGAATTAAGTATATTGGTCAAGTTATTAGATATGGAAATAAGTTTCTTTTCTCTAGCATCCTTAAGGGTCAGCCATTCAGACCGTAGTTCTTTTGGAATCAGATTTATATCATCATTGGTCAAGAACTTCATTACATCTGTATTTCCACCCACTTCCCAAACCATATAGTTATTTAGATAATCTCGTAGCGGTTTTGCCACATCCTTGTACATCTTCTGATATGTACTAAAATGACCAGGAGTCATATTTTGAGGATAAGAAAGGGTAAACGATCTAAGGGAAACTCTAAAGTTGAAATCTTTTGCCACCTGTGCTAATGCATTTTTAGCTTCCTGTAAAATGTCTACACTCAACCCCTCATTAGCTAATCTAGCCTTGGCTTCATCAACTTCAATATTTTCGGATAAAGAGATGTCAACAGTATTACAAAAGGGAAGATTCGGCACGGTGTTACTGTTTAGTTCATTTACAATACATCCAACAAAGTCATTATTATCCTGATCAAATTCAATTGTTTTCTTATCTGCCCCTATATAAGTAAAGCTAGCATTTTTATATAAATCATATTTAGCCAAACGAAGTAATGGATTTCTGACATAGATAGGATCTCGTCTACTTATCTGCCGAAACTTAATAGAGTTCCTATTAACAGTTTCGAGGATATGGCTCAGTTCTGATAAGTTAGTAGAAGAACAGGGTTTAAAACCGTCATCTATATCTACATCCGCATTAGCGAATAGGGAGATATTAATATCCATATTGGCCGCACCAAGAAACTGAGCGGTAGGAAGTGTATGTCCAAGGACTGGGATACTGGGCACATAAGTAGTAAGATTAAGTTCTAGTTGGACAGGGATCAATTCACCCTCATGTCTAGTGCCTTCCCCACTGATATAATATGACTGATAACGATAATATATATCGTCTCCCATTAACTTTGTAACATGTTTATCATCAAGTTTGGTCCATCCAGTTGTGTTCTTACCTAGAACTTTACTAAATTGATAATCCTTATAGATAATCTCTAATTCTTTTCCAAAACCATTAATCGCATTTATATATTTGTCATTAACAAAAGTACTATTCTGATAGAATTCCTTATATGCAGGGCTTTCTTCTGGCGAATCAACTGGTCCATCCTTACCTACATATTTGAAGTTGGGGGAATATGGCCAATAGTTAAAAAACTTCATTGTTATCAGACAGTTAACGGTGTCTGGACTCTGGGTATTATATGTAACTCTAATCCCCTGGATACATGCAGCTATATTCTTAACCTCTTCTGAATCCATTTCTCCAGCTAATTCTTTCCTAATCTTCTCGTTGTCAATCGAGCAAAATGGACACTTACGAGTTTGAATTATCAAGGGAGCCAACTGCTTATTAATAATATTCTTGGCTTCTTGAGCTTCATTCATCGCAAAGTTATAGCCAGTAGCAAAAACAAGATTAAGCATTATAATTATATCTTTCTGTCCAGACTTAACCTTAATAGGACTAGTAGACCTCAATGCTGGTATAGCAAAGTTATTCTCTCGTTTGATAACTTGGATACTCTGCGGCGGGATATCAAATACAATATCATTAATTCTAAAATAACCCTGTGGCTTAATCTCTTGAACAGTACTCATCAATGACCCCTATTTACCTTTCGATCAATATAATCTTGCGTCATATGCTGTCTAAAATCTTTTATATTCATGTTAACATTTGGAGTATTAAAATACGAGCTTAAAGATGATGGATCTGGAACATCGCTAACCCTACCCTTAATCTGAACTCTTTGCTTGCCCGGTATAGAATATTTCGTCCTAGGGAACCTAACTTGTTCCCTTACCCGACTAGAAGACTCATGTTCTTTGGTCGCAAGTGAAACTGGTACTTCTTTGGGCGAAGTTAAAAGAGTTGCAGCCAATCCGATCCCAGCAGCAGGTAGTAGACCATATTTACCAACATTCTTCAAGGCTCTACCAAATAGATTCTTTCCTTGAGTCGCCATAGCAGTTGCGTGTGGAGCGAGGATGGACTCACCCTTGGCGAGAGCTAGTTTAAGTTGTTCTTGACTAAGCCCATGCCCTACCCGTTGTGCGTCAAAGAAATGAGACATAGTCTCATCACTCGTTAACTCATTGTAAACATTAGCAAATCCATGCACATCTTCCTTTTTTACTTTACTAGATGAAACAATCCTATTAAGCAGATCTTCTGAAAATTGACCACGTGCAGCACGTATCTCATTCCCCAATCCTGATTCCCCCTCTTTAAAGGTAATCATATCCAAGAATCCTCTTGTCCCAGCTATCCTCGATTCAGTACTCATATTACTATTTGGATTGATCGTTTCAAGTAGTTTGGGGAGAGTGTCTCCCAATAGGGCGTGTTCGGGCAAGACTTTCGATTTAAGCGCATTTTCCGCTATAAGTAGGCCCAAGGTATCAGTTCGATAAAACTTCCTCCATTCGTCAAATGTGGGTGATTTAGACAGTCCTGTACGTAAGCCCATATGAACTGGTTCTAACGCAGTGGACAATAAACCTATCATTCCCTTTTCCGTTTTGCCCATAGCATAAGACATTTCATTAACCTTTAATGCCCCGCCTTCATAGTACATCTTGAAAGCATCCTGAGTTCCTTTGGTCTTGGGATTGTAATATGTGAAGATACTACTTAATGTATCCCTGTATGCCCTTCCAGCTTCTGCCGCAAAACCTTCTCCTCCGGCCATGGCTGCAGTTAAAGCTTTATCTTGATTTACCATACCAATAACAGTTAAAGGATCTCTATCAAAGTCCAACCCCAATGAGGTGAGATAAGGTTTATGGCTTTGAAGACTCGTAACATATGCAGTACCGGGATTGTGACCCCTAGTTTTAGCGCCGAATTTCTCTGCACTTGTCAATAAACCGGGCACGACTCTGACCACACCCTCAGCCGGTTCTCTTGTAACGGCTATAGGAATACCAATAGTTTCAGCTAGTTCAACTGCTTTCCTTCCCTTCATTCTCCTTATCATTTTCTCTGCTGTCTCTGATCCAGAACCATATTTTTCATTTATCGCCTTAATTCTACCTTGATCAAGCATAGACTCCGATATTTGAGAGGCATATCCCTTAGCTATATCCGGATTATGCATAGCGGCAACAAAGACTTCTTGGCCACCATATAGATCCCCTGCTCGCTTTCTTAAGGCTTCTTTTCCCCACTCGGCCATCCCAGGTAGTTCTGATTGAGCTTGGGCGAATACCGAACCCGATACCCGACCCTTAAATGACGATTTTACAAAAGTCTTACTAATAGTCTTAATGTTTTCATCTAGTTCTGTCGCTGCGAATTGAAGGGCAGGAGTATTCTTGTTCCTATTTAATGCTAATTCTAAAATCCTTCTAGTCTGAACATCTAGGTCTCCAGCGACTGTTTCTCCACCAATTGATATCCCCCGTCCAATATGTGGTTCTAATTCTTCGGAACTAGAAATAACAAGCCTATCTATTAATTTGTGATGTTCAGTCTCTGCGGCGCTATCTCCCAGAGCTATAACTAAGTTATCTTTACCCCCAAGTTCACTTATTAAAGCTTTCCTTCTCTCTAGATTCTGATCGAATAATGCATCTAAAAGTTCTCCTTGTGTCGGAGAAATTAGGACCCCATTCCTATTGATCTTGGCATTTTGCAATCTAGACAGAGGTATAGCCTCTTTCGTTTTATCGGTCATAAGAGACAAATATTTCTGCATCTCTTCAGATTGAGAAGCTGGAGATGGACCAGAATAAGTCATACGGCTACGAATATCCGCAGCAACTTCTTCGGGATATGTTGCGGTGATTGCAGATAAAACTCTTTCAGATACAGAACCCATCTTATTGAATCCAGATTGTGAGCCATGTTGTTCTAAACTTAATAGTATTGGATTAACGGCTATCTCTTCTCCGGCTGGTGGAAGTATTTCATCACCAATAAGTGCTGTTATATTTCTGTGTATGTCTTCACCCTCTATCCCCTTAGATCTAGCCCAATTAAATAGACCTTCGATCTGTTTCTCTGTTCGTACTCCTTCAGGAACAGACCAACGCTTCCCATCCTTCTGTAAACCCAAGGCCCTAAGGACTTCTTCCGCTTCAGGAGTGTTCTTTCTTGCTAGTTTAGTCGACCAAATAGTAAGAGCATTAGAGAATTCTTTCTGGCCGATAACACCTTCAGATAGAAATTTAGCAGTGGGGTGTTCTCCAAGAAGCACATCTACATGCCCCCATTTCTTTTTATCTAAATCTTTTATCGAACTAGCTATTTTATGATTATTAAGATAGTAATCATAATTACGTAATAGATTAGCCACGCTGAACGGAGTAGTATGGGCAGTACCCTTGAAACCAGAAAAGAACTTTTGACCTTCTCCAGCATCCCATTCAGAAGTTAGACTAACCGCTAGTTCTTTTTCTCGCTTACCCGGCAATAGACGAATATCGCGGAGATAAGAATTGACATCTCTATTCACATTTTCATATTCTTCTTCTGCTGATTGGGCTGATCTACCGAGATTAAGACCCGTAACGTAATATTTCTTTCCACCCGCAGCAAGTCTACCGAGTTCCTCTGATAATTCACCACGATTCATCATATTAAATAAATCTTGTTTAGTAAAACCAATTTGAGTGGCAGCAATATCACTCGTCATCTGATTTAATACCGTATCAAACTCTTCACTTAGACCACTTCTCTTTACATGGTGAACATTAAGTTTATTTGAGGCGACAATGGACCCTTCTTGAATCAACATCTCTTCAGCTGCAAGATTGGCCCTATATCCTTCTAATTCCTTTTTCCTTTTATATAGTTTAGATATATGTTTTTTATGTATACCACCCATTCTTTCTAGTTCTAATCTTCTATCATCTACCCCTAAAAGTTTTTCTTCATAATATGTAGTATCTTTGCCCTGACTTTTAAGGTCCTTTATCTTGCGGACAAAGTTACTTTGACCAGGAGGGTTAATCCCAAAATATGAGTTAGTTACGGGATTGACTTTAGCATAGTTGAGTGAAGCGTCTACCCCTTCTAAGATTTTTTCTTGTGCAGTTATTTGAGATTCAACTGAACCTATCTCTTGGCGCAAGGCAGCTTGAAATTCTGCAAATTTGTCTGCATTAACTGAAGCAGCCTCAAATTCTCTTAACGACTTGGTTCCTAATGCTGAACTGATTGTGGGTTTTTTACCACCTCTAATAAACTCAGTTGGACGTATACCTTTCTTGGACGTGAAATTAAACCCACCACCAATAAATTGTTCAACTAGAGAACCTGGCAAGAATGCTTGTCCTTCCTCTGTCATCTCTCCAGTTCCAGGAGTTAATCCCTTATCCTTGATAGCTTGCAAGAGACGAGATTGTACAACATCTTTACGTACATCCCCCATAGGAGAGATATGAATTGTACTTTTCTTGAGGGCAGCAATATTTTCATTACGCCCAAAACCGCTCTCTTGTAGGGTTGCTATTTCTTTGTCACTTACTCCAGGAGTTCCCTCAAATATTAACTTCTGTTTCATTGTCTGATAAATATCTTTAGGGTTAGAAGTAGAGTTAAACTCACGAGGATTCTGGCCATATGGCATCAAAGATTTACTTAAGGTCTTTTCGTATTCCCCTAAAGTAGCTATATCGCTTTTAACAATCTCACCAGAATCAGATAGAACCCAACTTGACGCATAAGTTCTTGGTGAGGGTTTAGCAATCAACACATCTCCACTTTGATTTACGGGAAGTACCGAGAATGTAGTTGTTTTAATACCTGATCTTGGAATCATATTAAATTCAGACAATCTACCATCAGCCGTATATACAGACCTAATATCTATATGCGTTCCATATCCATAATCCCCGGATATCTTGTCTATAAGTGATTGGGCCTTTGTTCGAAGATCGGGACTGAGTTCTCCCATCATCGACGAGAACTTACCCTTATCCGCCAGATTAGCATCAACAACTTTATAGGTTGGTTCTAACGAATCCACAAATTGTGCAACAGAAACGGGCTTGAAATCTACCTTATTCTTAATGAACTGAGAGGTAGGTGTTTTATATACATTAGTAAATTTACTAATATAATTAGAGGGTTGAATGAAATTGGCCAAGGGTTTGCCCATCTCACGATGGGTTTTATAAAGACCATAACCAGTACCCGCAGCAAGTGCAAGCTTACCCGCGAAAGAGAATATATCAGTTGAATCATTCTTGGTTTCTAAGGACGAGATCATCTAATGTGTCCACCCTGTCTTAAGTGTTGGTCGATTTCTTTTGACCTATCCTGATCTAGGTCTATATCTACAGAAGCACTATATCTAGAACCAATTGAAATGTCTACATTTTGAACGCCCATAGAGGCTACATGATCGTATGTACTTTGTAGATCATTTCTCTCTGGTATTTTAACATATTTGACAGCTTCTTCCAAGTATGGTTTTCGACCCAATGCTCTAACCCTATTCTCCCATAGGTTATAGTCATGATAGTCTAATCCCTCATTAATCAAATACTTAAGTTGTACATCCTTCATGTCCACATCAGACCGCCAACCTATCCAATCATCTGGCGGTAAAGTATCTTGGGACATGAATTGATCAACATCAGACTGGCGCCTAGCTCGCATCTGGATTCTTCTATTGGTTAATTCTTTACGCATTGACTCAAGTTCTTCAGGAGATCCTTCAACCTCACCATTCTTCATCCGATTATACAATTGCTTATCCCACTGAGCCTGATAGAAATCTTGCATATTCTCTGGGACAAGACTTTGTATCTTCTCTTTCTGCGTATCTGGAGCATCCAGGAAAGCTTGGAAGAATGATCTTTCACTCTTGGGCATAGACATCATAATCTCATATGGATATGAGTAGGGGTCAGTTCCGGCAAGTGTATTGTGCTTCATTTTAATCGCCGCAGACATACCCCAAGAATCACCCCTCGATTTGGCTTCTCTCTCAAGATGTTCTGCCTTGGCATACTTCAACTTATCAAAATAGTCTTCTATCTCTCTCTTCTGTTGTATCTTCTCTGGAATCCCATTCCAGCCCAATCTATGTTCTAGTGTTTCTGCGGCTGGCTCTATGAAGTGCTCAATGGGTTTTTCCCATAACTTAAAGTCTCTGCCATAAATCTGCTCTTGGTATTGGGTCATTGCATCAGATGCAGGTAGAAATTTGTGAGCAGGAGACAAAGGGAGTAACTGTTCTAGTGGGTTAGCTTTAGCCAGATCAGTTAATGCCGCCGCATATGAAGCTATAATTCCTGCATTCTCTGGGTCTCTAAACTCTCTTAATCTTCTCTTTTCTTTTAGTTCTTGTTCTGTCTGAGTATAGATCTCTCGTTCTCTATCATTTAGGTTCCCGCTCTTATTCAGTTCTTGCATTTCGGCTTGAGACTGCCTAAACTCATGCGAGTACATAGCCACATCTGCAAGGATTTTATATTTATGAGCTAATGGGTAATTCTCTGGTTCCATACCTTTAAGTTCCGGATATCTAGCCTCATATCCCTTACCCGGCAAACGATATTCCCCTTCATCAACCTTCGTATAGGGGTCGCCCTGATGGTAGTTCAAGTAGTAATCTTCGCCTGGCATCCACGAAGGCATATTGTTCGGTAGTGGATTTACGTATTCTACATCTGCTGTCCTTCTAGGAATGATACGACGAATTGCTTCTGTTAACCCAAATCCACCGCCAAGATTAAGACCCCAGAAGTCTCTTTGAGTGCTAGTTATGTCTGATCCAGGTTCTAAGATGGGGGTATCGGAGTAAAGTTCTTTCCCACCAGTGACATTTTTTGCAACTGCTGAAGCAATGAACCCTCTCAAACCAGCAGCTTCATATCCCGTATACCACTGCTGTTGCAATTGCTGCCTATAGTCATATGGACTAATCGCACCACGTTGTGGTAACCCACCTAATTCATATGACGGAGCAAATTCTTTATTCTCAGGTAATCCACCCGGTTCTTGGAATTCAGGATTATAAACCCTAGGAGGCTTAAGCAATCTACCTAAGGTCATTTCATAAAGAGGACCAAAGATACCCATAGCTTCTCCAGAAGGTCCAGTAACCGGATATGGTCTATCTTTTCTTAGTCTATCTTCTACTTCATATGGGTTCAGAAACTCTCTAGCCCATCTCTTAAGTGGAAATTCGTCAGCATTATCTTCATAGATTGATTTCTCTTTATATCCAGACATCAATCGTGCGTACCAATTAGGTCTAAAATAAGAAATCTGGCTATTATGCATTAAGAATCCTGGTCCAACAAAACTATTAGAGCCAGGTACTTCAAAGTCATATACTATACCATTATATTCTTCTATTTTTATACTATTTATTTTTATTGCAAATCCACTTTCAAGTTCTGTATATCCACAAGTAGTTTTTGATAAATTTAAACTGTTTATGGGGACTTCTTTAATCGGAATGATCTTGTTTAACTTTTCTGATGCAGCAGAAGGTATTAAAATTTCTTGGGTAGAATACCCATCTTTTGTAATGGACTTTTTCCCAAGAAAAGAATATATTTTAATTTTTGTTAGTAAAAGTTGGAATTGTTTCATCATAGGAGTAGGATGCATTCCTATCCTTATTGAATTTCTCTTAATAGACCCATCACCAGCAATAAATCCGTCAACAAGACCATAAATAAAATAGTTGTTAGCAAACATTATCTCTTTACTAAATATCTTATCCCCATTAGTGGCAGTTCCTGGGATTAGTTTTCTTATGAGTTCTGTTAGGATTGATGAATTAATAGTAATTTCAATTCCATTTTCACTGGTACTTCTTATATCTGATTCCAATTTGAAAGTATTGTAGATATATTCTTTAATAAAATTTATGTAGTTGTTTTCGTTTTTATGAAAAGCAAACTTAATAGAATTATCGATTATGCATCCTTCAGCTGCATAAAAACCACAAAATTTGCCGAAATCATAGGTCAAATCTATAGTATCTATATTCGGGAAGTCAAGTTTTTTCCTTCTGGGTTGTCCACCCTTTTTGCTTAATTTAGTCAGATCAAGAGACCTATACCTTATCTGCATCTCGGTTAAATTATTCTCTTTCATTATCGATAATAATTTCACTCTACGATCTATAGATCTGCACCTCAATCCTTTCCACAGGACTATTTCTTTGTCAATAGTTGTATTATATTTGCATTGTCTTTCTTTGGAATACCAACCATCAGACATTTTTTCCTGGTTTATTATCTCTCCTATATTAATAGATTGTAAATTTTCTAATGGTGAATAATAAGGAATGAATAGTCTAGTCGTTGATAGATTTTTTATTTTGTCGATTCTTTCCCAAAAAATAGAAACATTAGACCTAGAGGGACGAAAACAATGAGGGCATGTGACTACTAGAACATTATGATTGCCGGTTAATCCAACTTCTGCATCTCTATTAAAAGTTGTTGATACATAATATACTGGTTCATTTGTCTCTCTTGTGATCGTTTTTGCTATCGTATACTTCTTTCCGTCAATACCAATAATTTCATCCCCAGTTCTTATATCTTTAGCTTTTTTTCTATCCCCAATGAAAGTCAAAATACTAGATTCAGGAGTAAGGCACCCCTTATATGGTGTTATACCCGCTTCCCACCATCTACCCTTATAGACAGGAACTTCTTTCTTGCCGGAATATTCCGCTTCTAGTTCAGCCGGTGTGTCCTCCGTCCCAATACCAGCCGCGAGTAATGGTAAACCAAGTGCTCCACCGATGAGCATACCCCATCTTCCCCATCTCCCCATGCGATTATATTTACCACCGAACCACGGAAGTTTAGCAATAGTCTTCGGCATTTCAAGCATTTCTGCTTTCGCAACAGCCTTGTGCAGTTCACTTAATCTATCCTTGCCGAATAATTCTTTACCTAATGTGTAGGCTTCTGCGGCCATATAGCCTGTCAAAAATCCAGATCCAGCTAATCCAATAAATGGCGCAATACCTGTCGATCCGGGATATTGCTCTTCTATTCCTTTCCTTAGACTCGTAAGACCAGTCATTTGGGAGACATGAGCAGCAGTTATGTGTGCTGTCTTCGCTGTCCAAGCTAGAGCGCCAGTTAGCCCCGCATCACCAGGTGCAGTGCCAGAAGGAAAAACTGTTTTGACCGCCCAATTAGCCAAACTGTACGCAGCGGGTAATCCGATCATTAACGGTAGTGCTTGCTTGGCATGGCGAGCCATAAGCTGGATTATGTTTCCCTGCAATCCAACTTCGCCGCCAACACCAAATTTAGGCAATAACTTACCAACTGTTGACAGGACTCCCCTACCTGATCCTGTTGCCTTAAGGACATCTTCTGCTATTTTAAAAGGATCATCCATTAACCTAAGGTATTTAGAGAAGGTCTCATGGGCGAAAGCATGAGCCATTTTCCCATACAGCCCCGCTTCCGATTCTGCCCCAACAATCAAGAATGGATATTTCTCCGGAGATATAGTCCTAAGTCGATCCTTGCCAAGAAATGAACTTATATTTTCTGTTCTGATAAGTGATTCAGTGAACTGAGTAGCCCGAGTTGAAATTGCTGGATCATGTATACGACTAAACAATCTGGCATGTTCGAATAAGGGTATTGTCTCATTCGAATATCTCTTAACACCATAAACCTTACCACCCTCGTACCTAACTGTTTCAATTCCCTCCGTTATGAGGTCTCTACCCGTAATCTTGTTGAGATAATTTTTATAAAGTTCAGAACCCTGATCTGCAATATTGACACTGAAAGATCCTTCCCTAAGTACCGATCCAGACATCATTGTACTTAGACTTAATGTTCTTGGTATACCCCCTAGTGTGTATTCTAGCCGACGCACTGCATTGTAGGCTAAGTCTTTATACCTAGCTTGTGTTCTGCCAATACCAATAACTGATCCATGATAAGATAGATCTGATAGATTTATCTTCTTACCAAATATATTAACCGGTCGATTCCATAGAAAAGCTGATACACCTAGGGTAAGTCCTATACCGCCGACTAAAGACCAGTCAATATCCGTACTTGATTGATAATCAGGATACTTATACCCAGATCCGAAATCCGTATATGAAGAACGTCTATTACCATTCCATGTGTGGGGTAGACCCTCTATTGTGTTGTATTCGTCATCCTTACCAGAGAATCTATTAGTCTGGTATATTGCAAAGGCAACATCGTCAGCCATTCTTGCAATACCCTGCCATCCAGAACCAAAGCCAGTCCTACCCAATCTTTGTTTGCCAAACCAACCATGCTTGAGACCCTCTATGGTATTATAGTCATCATCCTTTCCGGATATCGCATTACTAAAACCAGTATAGAGAACCGCAGCAGCTGCAAGGGCGATACCACCCATGGCAACTTTAGGTCCAAATTTACGGAATAGACTTTCTTCTTGAACGGTCCCCCTTAATGCGGACTCCATTGTTTTGAATTCTGGAGCCATATGCCGACGTGCTCTTGAGAGGATCTTCTCATTAGACAATGTATATTTGGCCGTGGAGTTTGCAAAGAAGTCATTCTCTAGATACTCATTGAATTGGTCTAAAGTAGTAAGATCCTTACCCCCTTGATAGGTATATCCATGTTTAGATAATTCTTCTACACCAGTCTGTATTCTCTTACGTAAAGCTAGAACTTTTAATGTAGTTTGATGTTTCCCAATAGCAGATACGAGATCTTGTTCTTGTTTGCCCAATACTACTTGGGTTGGATTCTTTAACTTTTCGATTAATGCGGCGAGCCTAGGTGCAACCTGTTGAGCAAGCCAAGCATCACCAGTAGATGAATGTATCTCTTTTGTTGTAAGTAGGTATTTGGATATGAAGTCTAAATTAGAACCTGTGAAGATGTCGTATGTTTTAGGTATGTACCCACGATCTTGCATCAGGGCATAAGCATACTTCGTCATCTCCTGAGTATCGATTACGTGTCTGCCCTTCAGCGCCTTTATCTTGTTCTGCTCTAATACTCCTTTAAAATAATTATACTTTTCATGTCCACGACGAAGTTGCTCTTGGAATATCGCCTCAGGCAGATTACCACGTCTAAACTTTAACTTCTCTACATTCTGCCGACTTAGGGCACTAGGTGTAAGACCAACCCCTGCTCTATATCTTATATTCTTTATGTGTGCTTTTTCTCTAGCAATAATCCCCTTATATTCTGGAGACATAAGAGAGTATTCTGGAGATCTATCATTTATAAAACCAAATTCATTAAGAAATCTATTCTCGAATATTGCATTATGTATGGTGATTACTTGTTCGTTTAATAAACTTTGTTTGAATATTCTTTTAGCTTTTTCTTCTTCAGCTGTGACCCTAGTTAAAGAAACTAGGTTAGTCATCAATTGTTTTTTCTTGGCAACTTCTAGGGCAGTCTTATCTATATACCCCGCAACTGGTTTGGTGAAGTTTGCACCACTCGAAACAAGGTCAGCAATTATCTTCTTGGCCACAGGCCCAGCAGCAGCTAATTCAGCTTCTGTCCTAATCAAGTTTAACTCAAGCGCCCTACTTCCGCTAACAATACCTATTTGTACAATCTTGTCACCCCGATGTGGATGAAGTCCTCTGGTCTCAATATCAAGTGCAGTTATGCCCGTAAACAGATTAGCAGCCTGACTAGCACGCCGATGCATCTCACCAATACGCAGGGGCGATCCGAAAGGGGTTACTTCCTTTCTCTTCTCACTGGACCATCCCTCGGGAAGACCAGAGATTCTATTTAATAAGTCAATACCATTGATTGGAGAATTAGAGTTAAGTTTGTGTGTACTCAGATTGTGAATGGCAGAGATGTATTCTTCAGATAACTTATTGAGATTGCTAATATTGGCTTTCAGTTTATCTATGGCCCCAGCCGCTTCTTCTTCCTTGGCCTCCAAAGACGAAGTCATTGCCAACTGGCTTTCGTCTAGCTTACCTTCCTTTAACTCTTGTCTTATCTTCTCTCTGACCTTATTAAGTTTAGCTATGTCGAAGTTAAAAAGATCTTCACTCTTCTTTACTTCATATATATATTGTTTAGAAGGGTCTTCTCTGGAGACGAATTGCAGGAATCCGACTTCCTGATCCATCATATTGAGATAAAAGTTTAACTGAGAAACGTATTTTTGAGGTGGGCCATTTTGTAGATATTCAGCGAATTTAGATTCAGATACTGTCTTAATATCACCAACATAACCTTCTTTGGTTATTAAGTCGATGTGGCCAGTAATCTGATTCTTCTCATCCAATACGAAATGCTCAGCATCGGTTATTCTCTTTTCTTTATAACCTAATGCCTGTATGATTTCGTGTAAACGGGTGCCTAATCCAGCCGCTGAACCAAGTGATTGATCTTCATCGCTATCATCGGATGTAGGAGTAGTTAAGTATTTGTATATCTCTTTCTCGGACAGACCTATCTGAGAAGCTCGATATAGCTGGTATAGTGGGACATTAGAAGCCATTATCTATTCTGCCTCTTATTCCATCTGGGATCTTTTTCTTCGTGAACATTATTTGCTTCATCTACTTGTTCTCTATACAGTTGTTCATTAGATGTATCCGAACCCATCTTGTCTAACATTTTAAATACTTCATGAGAATTATCTGTAACTTCATTCTTCTTTTTAAATTCAAATGATCTTTTCAATATGGTTTCAGATAGGGCTAGCCTATTAAGAACATCAGACCAGGATAGGTCTTTTATATCTTCGGGTTTATAGGCGGGGAAAGCTTCACAAATAGCCAATACAATTTGATTGTCTATATAGTTGACAGATTCCCTCGCCGTCATAAACTCTTGATTAGCCTGGTCGAGACTATCCTCGTCCATAAAGGTACAACCCGATAAGAATATAATAGATTGAGAAATGCTTGTAACAATACCAGCATCCATATATTGGATTCCAACTGCACAGTTGTGTTCCAACACACACATCTCCCAAATTATTTCTTCAATCTCGGTCTGAAGACTCGGATATTTTATAAGTAGAGAAGAAAAAGTACGATAGTCACCCCAAGTCAAAGGGCGGAATAATACCTTATAATCTTCAAATTCGAATAGATAAAGATCTTTATTCTCTTTAAAAGATTCATAGAGGTTCATAGAACCTCTTATAGCTTACGCACGCAAGCTAATGCTTCCTGTGGAGCTAAGAAATTGGAAGCCTGTAGTATAACTTCATATAGAGAACTAACTGATCCAGCTAAACCATTATTGATAACCATTGGATCTAATTTTGGCCAGAGGACCGACCTAATACAAATAGCTTCTTGACGCTTAGACTCATCTGGTTGTTTAGCTAATTGAGCAGTTAGATTACGCCATTCTAATCTCTTTAATGGCCTAAACACATAATACTCATCAGAATCAAACCCAATGGTAAAGATCTTACCATGGACCTTCTTCCACTCTTCTATCATTTCATCACTAGGTTTCCCACCTAAAGCCTTAAACCCGTTCATGATTATATCTTCTTGGATTTGTTTCTGTTTGATCTTTTCAACAAGTTTTTCTTCTTCTGGAGTTAGATCACTCTCGACAGGATGTTCTTCTACCACAGGATCAAGATTAAGGTCACATACACATTCGCCCGTTAATAGGCTCTTACCACATAATTCACATACATTTTCCATAGTTTACTCCCTTTATGAAAGTGGATAATAATAGTATATTATAGCACTTATCGTGCTTATTTAAAACTAAAGATAGCGTCTGGCGATAAAGGAATATTGTTCCATTATTGGTTGACCATTAGACTCGATTATCTTTGATCTTCCCAATAGTTCTACACCCTCGATCTTCTCAATAACACCCGTAGATCCCACACCATATGTAAAAAACATCTCGAATGGATCGTGGTCTAGAGTGTCAGTTTGTGCTGCTTGAGGGATGGCTTCATTCCAGTACTTTTGTTTGTAGTATTTAGATACTTCAGACAAATCTTTATCGTCAATATTTGAAAGGTTATTCAGCTGACCGAATAATTCCTGAGATGCAGACATACGATTAAGTTGATCCGTTATCGCATTCTGCTTTATTTTATCTTGTGAGCGTCTTTCCTTGTTTGCCAAGATTATATATAGGTAATTGGGATGTCTATAATTTATAGCCAGAGTACCATTTATAGTAACGATTCCTTTAGCTACAAAATCATAGAACTGGGAACCATAACCATATATCGGCATTTTTGCTTCTTGAACTGTCAGATTATATGCCGCAGCATCGTCTATCCAAATATCATTAATAAAAACAGATACTTGAGATCCGCTGAAATAGTCCTGACTCATATGAGGATATTCCTTCCCTGATTAAACAATGCCTTCATCTTTGGATCATCAGTAATGATATCATCAAACGTTTTTCCCATAGCCTGCGTTAGGCCGGAAGAATAGGCTTGATCTCGGATATCACCACGGGCAACAATACTTTGTATCATATCATTATAAGACCCGAATGTACTTTTTATCGACTGTGGAGGAACTAGATCTTTGGCGTAGAAATTAAGTGTCTTATTAACAATAAGATCATCTATTGAGTGTACTTGACCTTCAGTATTAAACTCAACATCGTAGATACGCATAATCGATTTATTGCCATACTCATTCTCAAATAATAATATAACATCAAAAGGAGGTAGTTGATCGAGCAACGCAACAGTTTCACCTTCATATATGTTCACCTGTTGAACGAGTTGATCTAACTCAAATTTATAGAACATTGTAAAAACCATAGACCCAGCTATGGTTCTCGCACCTCTTGTATAAGATCTAACAAAACTCTCACCCAAGGACCTGACTGCAAATTTCTCTCTAAAGGAACTATATGAAATAGTAGAAAGAGACCCAAGTGTAACAGATTTACTGTCACTTTGTCCGATTATCTGAGGCAGAGTCGCAATAACTGTTATATCGGAACCTGAATAGGTTGCTTGTATAAGACTATTGTTATCCATATCTCTTTAACAAAGAAGGGAATCCTAGTTTATAGGACTCCCTTCCAAATTGTGGAAATCAGTTATCCTACGATAGCTGTCTTACTGTGTCCAAGAGTATTCTGAAAATCAGTATTACTTCTTGTCCAGAATGTAATGTCTCTGGCAATATATGTATACTGCTGTTCAGTTACGATATCATCGATACTCACCCCTGAATTCTCATTCAGCAATTCAACACCATAGATATTCATAGATGCCTGAGCACCATATTCATTCGCTGCTGAAAGAACAATATCAAATGGAGGAATCTGATCCGAGTACCATGGGGCCATAGCTACTTGACTATCTTGACCTGAATCAACACCCGTTTGTCGCATTGTTTCATGTGCCTTTGTCGCGCGATCCTTCGGGGCGATACCAGTTTCACTCGTGTCAGCCGAGAACAATGATGTATTACCAAGAGCATCAATAAGAGCATGACTATCAAATACTATAAAGATAAGAGATCCAGCGATTCCCCTCTTGCCTCTTGCAAAAGCTCTAGGAGAAACCCTACCCATTGTATAGATAGGGGCCTTTTCTCTATTTATAGAATAGCTAACAGCCTGGATAGCACCAATTGGTTGTCCTTGGAAAACAGGAGTAATATCAACACCACTAAAAGATTCGTACCTTTTTTCATTTGCCATGATTATCTCCTATTAGGCTTTAGCCAATGAAGTGATGACCACTATCTTGCGCATCTCAAAGGCAGGGACAAGTGTTAGTTCAACGATTGTCTGTCCTAGAATGACCTGACTGTTTGTCGCACTGACCACTAGATCAAACCTTGTGATATTGCCATCAGACTGATATTGGGCAAGAGCTTTTGTTAAAGATGTCTTTAACGATTCCCTTGTAATAGCAGTGTTTGGCTCGCCGATATATGGTTCACCTACTGTCCTGACAATACTGATCGCCTCAGATGTAATCCTCTTTGTGGTTAATCTTGTGAAATCAGATGCACTCATTGCTGCTGTTGGAGAATCGGAGATTCTAAGAACCCCGCCCTTCTCTTTTAGGGCAACAAAATGAGCACCTGAGAGTGCATTCAGCTTAGCCTTACTCAGACTAAATGGTGAATTCACACCGATAATTGGCTTATTCGTTGGGGCACTCTTCACCGCTAGGGTGCTGACAAAGCCCGCATAGAATGTTGCCATACTTGCCTGATAACCTAATTCTTGGAAATTATTGAAATAGATTAAAGGCATCGCACAGACAGAGAGGTATTTGCCGATATCGACCTTATGACCACCCCTATCTTTTACGATATCACCGTTTGCATCAAGATTACCAACTGGAAGCTCACCGCTATAAGTAGCGAAGAAACCAGCTGTCCTGTTAGTTGACCCGGCCATAAACTTATTACCAAGCAATCCACTACCATTGATCGATACAGCTCCCGTTACCGGGTTAAGAGTTGGAGAACTTCCAACCCACTGAGCGATATCTTTCTTAGATAGGCTGTTTGGCATATTTACGCCGATCATACCATCGCAATCATTATCGTTAGCCGATTGTCTAAAGCAGAAATTTGCTAATTGATAAGCAAAGTTCACTTCCTTAAACATAGCTAAGGTTAACAACTGTCCATCGATTGTTGTTGTAGAACTTGCAGATCCGACCGATGGGAAGATTTCTGCATGTCCATCTCCGTTTATATCCCAGAAGAAATAGGTTGTACCCTGATATTCTTCCGCGAATAACTTACCAAGACCATCATGAGCTGAACCAGAAACTGGGAAAGCTCTGCCAGCGGAAAGTGTTGGATCATCCGAAAGGACAATCACTCCACCATCTGCCACGTTTAGATCATCAAGGTAAACATCCATAGGACAGTAAATATCTGATTCATCATTCTCAAGGTTTGAGTATGCGACTTCGAGAGCCTCATATAACTCCATCTTAGAAAGATCAGAACCATCTTTACCATCTTTTAGGTTCATAGCTGGAACTGCGTCATATTGATAACTAACAGTTACTGCCCCATCTGGTGTTAGACCAGCTAGAAGACTAACTGAATCTACTGTCACTCCGGGAACAAGTGTGAAATTTGTCTTGGCAATTTCTGTGCCAGCAATCTTCACGACAGGAGTTCCAAGAACAACATGACCATGAGCAAGAGCAACCACTGTTGGTGTTAGGGTTAGATGACTATATGTGACACCAGTAACTTCGTTAGAAACCTGAACCTTATCATTCGCAACCAATCTCATCGAAACAAAATCATTTACGTCAAGTAAGGAACCGATATTCACGCCACCACTAAATGTGCCAGATACAATCACTTCTCCTGTATCAACGTGAGAGCCACCTGGGTTGTTATCAAAAACAATTTCACCAAGTGCATTTTTGACCTGTAGTCTGCCGATTACAGCATTTGGACCGAGGGTTGCAGGATTTGTATACCTAATAAAATATACATCTGCCGCGGAACCATCTTTCATGAGAGTCTCAATGAAAGTAGGGTTTGAAGACTGACTAGCAGTTCCCACACCCATAAGGATAGCCGACTCAGCACCTATTCTATAAAGATAGGTATCAATCGAACCACCAGCTCTGGTTTCATACATTCCTCTTACAAGGCTACCATCAAGACCGAAAAGAACTTCAGCTTCTTGATCGCGTGTAACCTTATATACCATTTCTGCTGGACCCTGAGTTGCTGTTCCTAGAACGAGCACCTTTGGGCCTGCTGCAGTATTCGACAAGGCAAGGCCACCATCCTGAACCTCGGAGACTATTCCTGCTAGATTTTCGTATTCATCAAACATTATGTACTCCTTCAGTAGTAATCTGAACAATTAGTTTATTAAGCTGTTGTTCAGTTAACAAGTAATTAGTCTCTGTTCTCACATAGTATTTATGAGGTCTCCAGGCCATTTTGTAAGTACCATAATTGACATACAGATCTGCCGTCCGTTCATCAAAATTGTATCTACCATAACCATTCAACTCAAAATACCACCGATTGGTCTCCATTAAGTTTTCAAACCAATCTGCGAGTTCGTCTGCTCTTTTATTGGTAAGAGCTCCGACATTAAAACCAATGAGATTATCGAACCATTGATTAATTACATAGGTTACTTCCCCGGGCCGCTCCGAAGTATTCTTTATTAACCTAAGTACTCTCTTTGGTTTTATATCTCTACGTCCTTTATCAAAGGGTTCATTCCCGCCGACTAAAGTGGCTGGAGCCCTGTGTAAAAGACTTGTTATTACCATGCCAGATAAATCTTTTGTAGGATCATCGGGGTCCTGCATTATATTGTTCTCTGACATAGTATCTGTAACTAATACTCTCCTATCAACAAATCTTTCGTCTTGATCGACCAAGTTCTTTGTTAATATGAAGAATTTGTCAACAGTTGTTTCTCTAGGAATTTCTTCAATAGTACCAATATGTTGACCATTAGTTATATCAAATAATATTTTATTTTTCAGCTCTATCTGATAAGCTTCTAGATTCTCATGATTATAAATATCCAGACTCATACCAAATAACTTCCCAATGGATTTGCCTTAGTTCTCATACGGTAGTATTCAATCCTACCGCGTTCATCAAGCCTATAGGCATCCGTAGACAGTATATCATACCTGATACGTTGCTTCAAAGGTGATGAAATTGCTCCGTCAATATCCATCTCTACTTCAATAATTTTATCATAAGTGGTTGGAATGTCAAGGTTATTACCGCTCTGTAGACTGATGAAATTATGTTCGAAATAGAATAACTCAAATAGATTTAGCTTCTTACCTTCATCTTCCATTACCGGAGATCCAGAAAAGGCTTGAGTTGAGCTTCTATACCCGCGAACGATATAGTCATCAAACAGGTACCCAAGACCCTTACAGGTATCACAGGTTGTGTCTACATCTTGTTCTTGAGTAAACGCATCCCAACATGTACACTTGAAAGGATATCCATGGTGGAATCTAACCTTACGATATATTAGATACATCCCACGCTTCTCTGTCCAAAGAATATCGTGTAATTCTTTACGCAGGTCAATCTCGCCATATTCTGATATTGGTGTATTGTATGGATTAAGATGCGTCAGATTTGTAGATCTATAGAAATCCATAGATTACCTCTGATAGTTATAGCGATACCAGAAATGATATCTTGACCAAGTAGAATACCATCTACCAAAAGCCTTCAACTTATCATCGGCAAGAGGATACTGAGAGTTCTCGTCCCAACGTCTACCAGCTGCAGGATAGTCCCCATTGTTCTCTCCGCGGATAAACTGCAATGATTGAGAGGGGTTATAGTCTCTGACTCGATAATCAGTAAGACCCAGACAATCTCTAAGAGGTGGGGTACAATATCTAATTGCTGGTTCTAACTTATAAATTTCACACTGTAGAGCTTCTATGAGATATGGTTTACCTGTTGGTCCCTTCTTCTCTATCTTAAAGTCACCTAGTTCCTTGTCTATCCCACCAGCTAAAGCTCCAGAAAATCTTTCTGTATTTTCGAGCAATGTAAGGGAGGCCAATGCTGCAACATATCTATTTGCATAAACTCTCCACATTCTATCCTTAGACGTACAGAGTGTAAGTCCATCAGTATACTGGGATTGTGTCAAAATAAGTTGGTTTAGAGTATCTTCTGGCATATTGTTGATATGTCTTCCAATCCTCTTCCTAACTTCATCGGCAGTACTGTAAAATGGATACATCTCAGTTGTGAAATAACTTTCATATCCTGCGCTTAGGGTGTCTCCATCTGTACTTTTAATTGTCTTATCTAGTACAATCTTTACTAGTTGATTGGGTTTAATCATATTCCCCTAATTGCCACTTCAGCAAATATCTTGGCAACCATTTGTGCGTATGAATTAGTGCCCTGACCATATTTAATAAATTCTTTTCTATTACCACATAGGCAATCTGGTAAATTAATGATAGATCTATCTTCTGCAAAATTCAGAGAACTATATAGAATCTCTTGTTCTCTTTCACATTCACATAAACGAATGAAGGAGTCTACCTTCAATTCCTTAATCATATCAATTACCTACAGTTGTATATGTTCCATAGATTCTAGAATTACCACCAGCAACTGAAGCAAACTGTACAAAGAATCCATATTTAGTTATATTAGTTACGGAAACAGATTGGGCATTTGTATTATTTAAAAGAGTTAGAGTTATTGATGCTGGTATATTGGCCAATTCTTGTTTAAAATTTACGCCAAATCCATTAAAGACATTACCAGGATCTGGTGAGAAGAACTGATTACCAAAATAACCAGTCTCTTGTACTCCTTCTTTAAGGACATGTACGCCAGTTGTAAGTTTGCTATTCTGATCAATATCTAAAAGAAGATTTGGAGAAGCTAAACTGTTCCCGGTATCATTGTTCTTTGTTATAAAGAATCGTTCACCGGTACCATTGGCATCAGTATCTAGGTCTATGTGTAATGCATTTTGAGTCGTTTTAAGACTTGTATTGGTTATGGCCAGACCATCCAGGGTCATACTTCCATGACCGACTATGTTGCCATTAAAGGTGGAAGTATCTGAAGTAGTTAGCCCAAAAGTTGTGTCATGAGATACTATTAAATTTGTCTGTACAGTTAATGAACCCTGTGCTATCTGCGCACCAGACTTACCAATATATCTGTTGTCTAATGTAAGGGAATTAACTGTCCCACCAAGCATTATAGTGTCTATATCAGATTGAAGTTCTTCTAAGGCAGACTGTAGTCTATTAGAGGTTAAATTACCACCTGCGGTAACATGGATAACTTCTGCATTATGTTGGACTGGGTCTGTTAGCAATACATAAGATCTATGTTGTGTAAGGTCAGCAATCGAGTTATATAGTGTAGTGTCTAGGTTCTTTATCCCCGTTACTATCGGGGTATTGTCAGAGATAAAGTGTGCACCACCCCAAGAAAAAGTAACACCTGGAGTTATCAATAGATGCTCAATTGCTTTAATCGCTTCCTGGACATCATTCATGTGGGCAGCTCTAACTACATCTATTCCATCTACTTTGATAGATGTTGGATTAGAGAAGAGATCGATTCCACTTGGAAAAATTGTTGACATATAAACTCCTTAACCCAAACTAAATCAATCTTACGACAACATCAATACAGCAAGTATTGGGATAACTTATAACAACATTTATCACATGACACAAGAACGTATGCCCATCTTTCACTAGGTTAAGCGTATCTCCCAAACGTGGTACCAATGTAGATTGAGTCCTATATATGGTCTCAAGAATCGTGCCATTTTGTTCTTTAATATTGATTACTGGACCCATGGTTATCTCCTATCAGCACATAAGAATATTAACGAGAACATCATATGCTAAAGCATTACTATTAAAAATTACTGTCTCAGTCGGACTTGTTTTGGTATAAATACAAGAAAATGATGATTTACCTGGCACAAGAGCATTCAAGTAAACAAACTCTACTTCTGGTCCATTATCCGGATTGTTCGTCCCTAAACATATTGCTACATCAAAAGTATCTGCGAATATGGTGTCCCAATCTACCTTTACTAAGCCCTGGAGTTCTTCAGTAGTATTACCTTGGGTTTTGATGTCTGCAAGATTAACTGTTTCGAATACTGAACCATTCCATTTCTTCCATGTATTTCTTCCGTCAGTACTAACAAGGAATAACGCAGTTCCATACCAAGACCAATTCTGAACCCCAAAACTAGTCATTGCATCCCAACTAGAAGTATCTACTTGGCTATTATCAGTTGTGGTTACATACCAACTTCCAGAAGTATCAAATCCACCAAGATGTTGACCACTTGATTCTTTTTGATGGAAGGAATACATAGAGTCAAAATAGGTAATACCTTTTACTATGCAAGTATCACTTATTCTTCCATTGAGGAAGTTATCTATTCCTGTTGCTCCATGTTTGGCCCCTACAAGAACGGGATCAACGTCATTATAAAAGAGCTCATAAAAATTGAATGGCAGAGTATAGTAAGCATGTTGACTACCATTGATGAACAAATGAACCTCCCCGTCTGTGTGAAACAGGAACCACACATCGGTCATCTGGTAATCCATAATAACCGGGTAACTGCTGGCTATGGTGTATGCTACGTTTACACCATCAAGAGACATATCCATTTTCAGAGCACCAGCTGTTGGACCAGTCTGATCAATATATATTCTCCATGATCTCCTATCATTTTCCTCATTCCAAAGACTTATAACATCCCCCTCTGCACCATAGGCTGGGAAGGAAAATCTCTGAAGCCAGAAATGGATTGAAAATATATCTGCTCGTGTTTTACAAAAAGGACTAGGGTTTACTGCGTCAGATCCCCCATACAATCGTGCTGACCCCTCAGCCACATGACTTATTGTTATCCTACTATTCCCAACCCATACAGCTACTTCCATCATTGTTGTGTTGCCAATTGTACCTGGGTACTTATACCCCATTGAAATTTTGACTTGAGATGTGGAAGTCTTGGTAAGTACTACAGTTCCTTTATCAACATAAGTTGCCGCTGCTGATACTAAGTTATCTATCGTAGCCTCAAGAGTGAGACCAATCTGAACATGGGAGGTATAGATTGGTGGGGTTCCTGGAGTGTCTTTGAATATGAACGTCCAAAATACAACACCAAATAGCACACACCCAATTGTGTCCCCATCTATTGGATTGTCAGAAAAATCAAAATTTGACCATGCCTGAACCTTAGCAACATACCCAGTTGGTACCTCATTAGCTATTGAACCATAAGATGTAGTACCATTCATTACACAGGTTTTTTGTACCTGACCATCCATGAACGTGCAATCAGTTAGGGTCATATTGCGACCATGGGGTGTCTTATCCACTGCCTCATCGTCTGTATACCAATAACTACATACCATGCCATCAAGATAGGGTTGAGAGATCATTCCTAAAGAATTTTGAGCATCTATACCTACTTTAGTTTCATCTTCATAGGTAAGGTCAATCCCGGGGACAAAATAGAGACTAGAATCTTGTAACGTAGCATGTTGAGTCACATCTATAAATCTTTTATAATCTGGGTCAGATGGATGTGTTATAGTTGCTGACTGTCCAAAATCTAAATTACCCACGTTATACTGAGTGATTTCTGGACCAGATACTTCGAGATTCTCTAGCGCATTTTTAAGAGTAACCCCTGCAACACTTGAATCATTTGGGACCTCGGATGTTAGTGGTATTTTTGTAAATGAAGTACTCATTATTATTTACCTATCGAGAGAATCTCGTATACAGTTGCCGTTGTTGCGTCATCTCCCTTAACCATAAAAGAGGGAACTTCGCACTTTATAACAGCCTTTTCGCCATACCCACAAACACAAAACCAATTTGCTCCCGCATTAAAGGAGACAGATAGAGTCCTGGCAAGATCATTACCAGCTTTGGGCACACTAAAAACTATTTCTCTAGTTGTATGTGTGGGTGTTATTGTGGCCCCAGTGGATAAGACTGTACTATTAAAGTGTTGAGGAACACCATTTTGGACTTCTACGTCAATATCCCCAATAATCACATCTCCGCTCAATATTGCAGTTGTTCTAAGAGCTTTATTCCCACCAACAACCTCCACGAGGTTATCGCTCATCCATTTAGAAGTAGGAGAACGAGGTTCTGCTGGAACCTGCATTGGGGCACTTTCTGAACCCATTGTTTGATATTGTGACATGTCCATATTGTAAACTCCAGTCAATTATTCGTTTATATTATCTGAGTCGTCATCGAGAAGACTTAACGTTAGTATTTTACCCGAGACAGTAAAACTAAAACGTAGATCCTCAGAATTTATATCGGGACCAAGTGCTTCAGCAAAAAGACACACATTGTCGTGTGTTATAGTTGTGGGGTCTATATCTTTATTAAATTCTATAACTATATCTTTCTTATCTTTGCCACCAGAAAAATACTTCTTGGCAGTGATAGTCTGCGGAATTCCTTCTCTCGTGGTATCTACAGAAGCAGTAAATAGCAGATTAACATCCAAAGATGCATTAAAGGCATCAACTATCTGTAGGGCAGAACTGACCCCATCTTCTATCCCAATGGTAATATCTTTACCCGTTATCGCCACCGATTCAGAACCGGCACTAACCGTATCCGTATATCTTATGGTATAGTAATCATATTCATTGCCATAGTTAATTGCAACATAGGTCACATCACCAATAGTAAGAGTAGAATGACGGGGCACATAGAGATATGAAGTTCCAAATTCTGGGGTAATTTTAACTGCAAAGAAAGTCGGCGCTGTTGAAGATGGATCATTGGTTGGGATGTTAAGAAGAGCATCTGACCTATCATCTTTGGGGATCTCATAGGTTTGTGAACCCGTAGACATAGTCCAAGAGAAATAATCATTTAAATGGTCGGCGGGATAAACTCTTATTCTATAAATAGTCCCAGCATTAAAGTTCCCCTCGAACTTTATCTTAACACCAGAGTCTATTTCTATAAATCTTTCCTTAGTAGTTTGAACCGTAGAAGTGAAAGAGTCAGAAGATCTAGTCCATGTATATTTAGCTAGACCAGGTGTTCCACTGTTCGTCACTGTGATCAAATATGTATCTGGAGTAGTCTTACTGTAGACACCCCTAGTCTCTAAAACCCCAGGTGAAGAACCACTTGTAACTTCCGCATCAAATACTGTGGTCTTTGTAAGATCTTTACTTAGTATAATCGCATAGTTAGAATTTGCGTCTAATGGTTTATCGGGGTTTATTGTTATCTTAGTACGATATTTCTTGCCACGAGTAAGGTCAGAGGATAGACCATAGTCATGCGTAGTTACAGTAGAATTTGAGTGCAGATCTAGTCTCTCGGCAGAAACCTCAGATATTATAAAATCTTTAAAAGAATTAGGAGGGAACAATACAGCAGTAGAAGAGACATCCTCTCTGCGAATAGAAACAAGAAAACATGATGAATTAGTTATCGATCCGACATCAATAGATTCGGGGAAAATAGCATAAGGCGATATCTCAGTCTCGTTCCCCTGAGACCCATTGGTAGGAGTAACTATAGGTATAAGATTCGCCATTTATCACTCTGTTTCCTTAAAGTTATATACGGATATTATACCTTACCCTTGCTCTTCTTAGCAAGTTTGTCAGGTTTCTTTTCGTCCATAACTGGTAGCTCATTATCTTGTAAAACAGGAGCCTCTTCAGTTTTGATTACCTTATCCTGAACGGCCAATGTGATCTGTTCTTTTGCCCAAACAGGCAATGAACCAAAATCAACTTCAACTGGACCAGGATTACTCATCGTTAGAATGATTTGTGTGGGTTGACTATCTGGTTGTCGAGAAGGACCACCACCAGTGTATTCCCCGCCCATATAGGTAAAATCTTCAGAAGGATCTTTGATGGCCCAAAACGGAACTTTGTTCGTTAGACTTATTTTCATATACTTCCCTTTTTGAGAATAAGGGTGGGGAAATAAATCCCCACCCCTACATAGATTATCTTAGACGATTGGTGTTCTTTCAGGAATATCTTCCAGACCACCCGAAGCAGTTGCCGAACCGGAAGCTGTGGTAGCCGCAACCTGCATGATCTTACGAGCAGGATTCATGTCGATCATATTCGGAACGTTGACGATATTCTTTATAATACCGGCGTTCTGACCTTCGTTGAGAATACCTAGTGTATATCTCTCACGAACCTTGATCTTCTTGATATCCCTTGCAGGATCATTCCATTCTTCAGTTGTTGGATCTTCATCAACAAGGATTACTCCGAGCTCATTTGTATCAACAATCATCACGTCTGTGATTTTCTTAATAGCATCATAGCGTGCGAATGGGGTTACGATAAACTTAAACGGAACGTTTAGATAGCCAGGAAGCTGTGGAGCAGAGGTAATGTTCTGATTTCTCAGAGCAGTACTTGTCCATGGCATAATCCTTTCTGTGGTTCCAGGACCCTGACCACCAGCGATAGGTGCCCATGGATTTCCACCAACAGGAGAACCCGTCCATCCAGCGTACATTGTTCCACCACCAGCGGCGAAAGCAAATGCCCTCATGTTAGGATCTTTGAGGAAATGGATGTATAGTAATGGATGACAGATTAGGGCGTCGGCCATAAAGCCTCTTGCCATAATATGACCCCATACATCGAAAATGTCGTCAGCCACGATTGACCCATTGGCATAACCGTTGAAGGCCCTACCGTGTGTCACACCGAGTGCTGAGTTCTTGGGATCAGCATTGTCGAAGTAAGCAATGCCCATGCTACCAAGCATGTTCATAATCTTAACTTCTTTATGCCTTGCCAAACAACGACCAGCGGCTCTAAGGTGCATATTGATCACGTCAACCTGCGAATAGCGGATCATTTCTTCTGTGATCTTCACAGCGATACCGCTCTTGCCGATATTGGCGACCATCGCACTTCCGCCTCTGTCCATCTTAGATTCTGGATACTCGCCACCTTCTGGGATGTCGAGGCCAGCAACCGAAATAGCTCCCATAGCGGGGAGGATGATTGTCTGTCCCATTGTATAGTTGATTCTCTGTAACAGAGAAGTTGCGATCATCATAGGCTCAACTGCCTCTCTGATCACTGTGGAAATGATCTTAGGCATGAGCATTGGAGCATCAGGCACAGAATACATATCTGCAACTGACCACTCTTTACCATTTAGATCTTTTCCGTTCCTAAAGATAAAGTTGAATTCGTTAAGTCTCTTCTCAAAATAATCTTTGAAATCATTCTGAGTGACTGACTTACCCTCTGCAGCCTTAACTTCATCCTTGTATAGATTCTCAAGGACGTAGGGCTTAGAGGCATCCGAATTTACCTTTAGTGTATATTTGCCGGATGCATCAAGAAATAGCATATTTTTCTTTCTCCTTTGATTAGGCGGGTGGGGTTAATTCCCCCACCCGTACACTAAAATTAAGTAATATTGAGATTAAATCTCACGATACCTGTTGTCTTATCGCCACCGGCAAAGTAAATATTGCCAGGCATACCGTCTGTAGCCGAACCAGGCATTCTATCAAGGTTCATCTCTAAACCTGTCATACCGTCGACTAACCTTCCAGTAAGCCTTGGGTCGAATGCTGTCTTGACTCTGTCAAGATATTGTTTTGGGAAATGAGCATCAACTAGGGTAATCTGACCAACGATATCAAGTGTCGCGTCAATAGCGGACAAGATATTCGCTGATTCGTTACCAGCTGATGTGTCACCAACTGCCACCGGGGTATACATAATGAAGTTTGATGCTTCATCAACTGTAACCTTAGCGCCAGCAACCGCAGGGCCTCTCCATACAGCCATTTCATTCCAGAGTGACTGATAGAAGGACTCTTCGTACTTATATGTGACCACAACTGTGTCACCAGCAGCAAGTTTTGCTCTTTCTGCTGTGCTGAACTGGATCTGATCTACTCCACCTGGACCAGCATTGTTATTCATTGTAATCTGATCTGGAGAAATAGGTCTTCCATTCACAGTCACAGCTACTGTCCATGAAAGGACTGTAGCACTTGATAGATTCACAACATATGGACTTGCAACTGGGCTACCAACTGTAGCGGTAACTGTTCCGTCACTTCTCTTAAGAGGCTGTACCGGATACTCAAGCAAGTAATCGGTAAGGACAGCCACGCCATCCTGTCTCTTATAGTTGTGGAACCTGAAAGTAGCTGGATTTGATGGATCACTGCCAGCTAGGAGATACACATCATATGAGCAAACTCCAGCAACGTGACCAACCGTAAGACCAGCTGCGATCATCGAGTTAACGACATAATCGCCAACTGAAGGCACATTTCCTTCTGCATTCCTGATACCAAAATTGATATCGATCTGTGAATATTGTGGGCCGTGACCTGCGCCCATAGCAAGTAGTTTCTTGAAACCAGCTGGGACGAGCCAGCCGTTACTGTCAAGAGCTACTGGTTTTCCAGCACTTATCACTATCCAGTCCTGGAATTGTCTCTCTAACCTGATTGTTGGTAGATAAGGAGCTGGATGAAATTGACCAAATCTCATACCCTCCATAATCTCGAAGTTAGGAGTTGAGTGTCCATAGAGGTTCCAACCCTTATGTTGTGGACTCTGATAGCCACCAGTTGGAAACACTACACTAGGATAATCAGCCATTGTAAAATCCTCCGTTAGTTATTAGATTTCTGATATTGTTTAATAATACTGTCAGCCATTCGTTTACCGTGTGTCGCGCAAAGTTTATTATACAATGCGTACATCTCATCTTGGCTTTCTAAATGGCTTTTCTTCTCAGGATTTTCCATAGGGAGGGTGCCTGTTTTATCATCGGCAGATTGTAAAACTGGATTCTCTACCTTCTTGGTCGGTTCCTTTGAAATACCATTGTCTCTCTTAGAGGCGATTCCGAATAGATCAACCTTCTTTTCAAGATCAGTTAGACTGTCCTGCAAGGAGACCGATTCTCTTTCCATATGCTGATCAATTGCGGCTTTACGATCAGTAATGGTTTCACCACTAAGTATTTTCATATCAACAACTTTTGACGCAAGCTGTTGCTTATACGAATTCTCAAGATTTACTTTCTCAAGAACGAGCATATCAATTTCTTCGAGGTATCCCTCGATTTGTGCTTCAAGTACTTGAATCTCTTGAAGTTTCTGTGCACAGTTAGTACACTTGTCATTAATCAATCCTCTTTCCATTGCTAGTGCTTTGAAGTCATTTAGTTTCTGAAGTATCTCTTTATCTTGCATAACTGATTGATTACTAACATTATTTTCGCATGTTGGACATGTATTGTCAACAGCATTCTGGTTGGTTTCATCTTTAGACTTGCCACCACAACCCAGTGACTTAGCTTTGCGGCTTACACAGGATAGAATTCTTGCCTTTGTGGATGCTCCAACCTTTGCTCTTCCAATAAGTCTACGAGCGGCAGTTACATGAGCACAGTCTGGTACTGGAAAAGACCTTCCGGGACCACAGAATGTAGAACCCTTGAGTTTCTTCCTTGCTTCACCAGATAACTTGGCATCTTGTTCAAGATCAGCTTCAAAGAACTTATATCCATCTTCGGCAATAAGCGCATCATAGGAGATAAGGTTTTCATAATAGTTGTAAGCCTTATCTAGGAGCTTGTTGAATCCAACTTCTGATAGACCTGTCTCGTCGACAAAATCCTTAGTAAAATCACTGGCTTCATCCAGCTCACCAAGATAATTCTTGTAGTAATCTGCGAATTCAGTGACTAAGGTTTTAGCATCGACAGCAAGAGAGTCTTTAAGAACCTCAGCAAATTCTTCTTTTGTTGTCCCATCTTCGAGTGAATGGATTACATCGACAAAAGAGTCATTCTCGCCGTTCTGTCCTTTAAACCCAACTCTTTTCTTGTTCTTCTTATTCTTCTTCTTACTTTCTTCTTTGCCAGTTTTGGGGTCAGCTTCTTTATTGCCTGGGTCTTCATTACCGGCTTCACTATTGTCCTTCTTGCTCTTCTTCGCATCTTCTTCTGTAACTGTATTCTCAGCAGGAGTAACTACAGCATCTGTGACTTGAGTCTCAGTACTTTCTGGAGTTTTCGCTGGTTCCGTTACAGGAGTCTGTACTGCGTCTATTGTTTTTTCAGCCATAGCGTTTATAACTCCCTGTATCTCATCATTAATTTTAACTATATTAACATCACTCTCAGTATCAAGTGATTGAATGTTGTCCTTACTTGTATAAACAAAACAACGTGCCGCAGCCTCAAGCATATCAGTATACGAAGCAAGCGGTGGGAGTTCCACACAATCTTTACCAGTATAAAGGACCGGACTGTGAGCATGCGGATCGGCTGGGCTATTTACAAACCCAACATGATCATATGAAAGCGATGCTGGCATAATGACGCATAGTTCACCTTCTGGATCTTCCTTTCCATCCTTGTTGTACCTTGCTCCTCTTTGATGATCGCAAAAACCATCCTTCACAAGATTTCTCCTGCATATGGAGCAATAAGCATCTGTTGAAGAGGCAGAGATAGAAACTGTCATATATCTGCCATCTTTAATTTTCTGAATAGCATCTGGATCAGAGATATCTAGAACTCCCTCTAAATGTCCCATTCCTTGATAGTCTTTTTTATTGCCTAAATTGTATTTCTTTAAAACATATGTTGCATAATCGAGATAAGCTTCTGTATTTGAAAGATCATTCATATGATTGATATGCAGATCTTTTAACTTCTTGTCAGCGTCTACCCATTTCTCAGAAGTATCAACATAACTAACACCCTTGACTCTGCCTATCGGATCAGATTCACCAGCAAAGGGATTATTGTCATGACCTCTCAGGACTGGTTTATTGTATGGCTTTAGAAAAGTGAGGCCACCCTTCTGCATATGTGCAGGAGAGTACATTCCCTTATTTCTGGTCAGAAGACTCGAATGGGTCATAGGAATTTTTACAACAAAAGATCCACCACCATTTGATCCGCCCAATCCCTCATCTTTGAAAGTTATTAGGGACTTCTTATTATCTGCAATATTGACGATACCTTTGAAGTGGTCTGTAAAACGAATACCTTCAAATTTTGACATGTTGTTACACCTTATTTTTCAATACTTGATCTGCATATCGCAATAGCAGAACTAATGATGTGTTCTTTTGTCCAATTCTTGTGATCGTTTCTAAGCTGCTTTTTGACTTTAAGTATACAGCTTTCTTCCTTTTTTGTAAAGTCTGACATAAACACACCACAATCACAATTTGAATGATGCGGAGGAAGGTCATCAAATGAGAGATGTTCAATATCTATATAATTAGATTTTTCGGAACATATCTCACATTCAAGATTGGTTTTAACACGAGCGATAGTCTCACCAGAGTTCTTTAGCGCAAGAACTCTACCTAGGTTGTAGGCTCTTTGTCTCTCGGTCGAATCAAAGAAGTTTAACCTATATTCTAAACGATCAAATAGATCTTTGACTTGTGTAGTCAGATGATCTGTCTTTTCAAAATTCTTAATAGTTCTTTCTAGTTCTTTCTTAATAGCATCTTCAAATCTATTCATATAAATAGTAATCTTTTCTATAAAATAGGATTTTGCACTATTCAATATATCCGGAGTTGCCCTAACCGAATAACTATTTAAGCCATCTATAATTTCATTCTCGGTCAACTTGATATAGCGGTCTCTTGTATTAGCTAGGGTTAATCCAACCAAAGTCTTTAACCAAGGTAGATTTAATACTGGTTTCTTAGAATGATCTATAACTTCATTCTTTAATATATTCCAATAGTTAGAGGCAATACTATCATTGCCTATATATGAATCTTTACGACTTGCCTGAGGTCCAGTTTTAGTCCCATGTTGATTTGTAGGAGAAGACATGGCCTTAATCCGACTAAAGGCTTTTGGATGCACTTTGGTCACTGTCTTTGAAGTTCCACCAGTAGGAGATCTACTTGTCTTAATAGTAGAAGTATGGGCAGCAACAACTGCCTTGTGCAATGGATCAGCATTGCCCTGCTCCTTCTCATGCTTCAATTTTTCTGTATGCATTTCTTGCTGAGCATCAATACCCATACCAGCAATCTTCTCAGCAGACTTAGTCTTCTCCCTGATCTCTGGGATTGTGACTCTCTTTGAGAACATATCAGATTCATTTTCTGGCATGATTGGCTCGTAACCAGAAATGTGTCTTGCCTCGTCTATTTCAATAACATTGCCATTATACAACAATTGAGCATTAACATTTTTCTTCAACTGTGTTTCAATATCAATTTCTCTAAATTTGAATTCAACATTATTCTCATCTTCAAACGGATCAAAAGAAAAATTAGCTTCTTCTAAAAGTTGTCTGAATATAACATGGTTGATAAATCCGGAAAGCATCTCTTGAAAATCTTTAACCGAATCGATCATTATCCTAGACATCGTATCAGACGTAGACCTGTTACTGGTATCTCCATATCCAAAATCTACAGCTGAACATCCTAAACCAGCGAACACTCTGTCTCTAAAATAATCCAGATATTCTCTAGCCTTAAGGGCCTTACCCTCTGCTCCAATATATTGAATGTCATGTCTTTCTGGGGTGACGATACCACCTTCAGAAGGCATAAAAGATATTTGTCCCCGTACATAGGTCACTTCATCAACAAGTTCGCCAGTTTGTAATCTGATCTGTCCTGCTGGTTTTTCTGGTGTGCCTATCTTATACTGGAATATTGGGAAGAGCGTTTGGTATATAAGTAGTTCTACGTTCTCTTCTATCCTACGTAATGCTCTAACATCATCTTTAACGGCCACTATATAGGGTGTACCGAATGTTAACCCATGTTTCTTATAGGCAAAGAAATGTACTATATCTTCTGGATCAAAGTTCTGGATACGGCCATCTGGCATCCACTGTCTGTATTCTAGAATCTCACCATTTCTTATGTGTTTACGAACATGTACAGTTTCAGGTGGTAATGGAAAGAAACCAGCAATTGGGGTCTTGCCATCCTTTCTAACTCCACCAGATGCCTCCTTGTCCCTTACTATTACCCAGAATGCATTGGATCTAGATAGAAGATAATATCCAGTATCTCTAAGTAATTGCGTCCAGGAAACACCCGTAGCATTTTCTATCTGTCTGATTCGTTGTTTTATATAGTTTATTACTTTTTTATTCTTACCCCGGTATTCAAATCCTTCCTTAAACATTAATGCTGTTTTCTTTTGAAAAGCTTGCCTAACAAAAGAATCAACATCTTCAATAACTCCAATCTCTTGCAGATTATATTCACAAGCTTGGAACATTGCTCTAGTGCCATAGTCAAATGTTGGTTTGGTAAGTTTCTGAGATAAAGAATTAAGTTTATCTACTTTATTATTCTTAGCGTCATAGATGTTATTTATTGGAGCAGTTTTAGGGTCAAAATTATATGTGTTTATCTTCTGCAATTGCTGTATCTTCATTAGACAATCCCTATATTTTTAACCCACGCCTGAAGCTTATCGCGCGACGTAGAGTCTGGAGAATATTTGCATAAATCAAAAGGAACAATAGTCGGGGCAACAGAAGTACCTGTCACGGTTGTACTGGTAAGTGCAGTTGCCGAAACCGTTCCCAAGTTCTGGACCAAACCCTTTGAATTCATGTCTTTAGCTTCACTTGAATTCTTAGGACCAGTCAGACTACTTGATCCAGTTCCTCCGGTATTAAGTATAGCACCAATTGGTGTAAGAATCAATTTATCTTGACCATCTATATTGGCTACTACAAAAGTTGGCACATTATTCGTTGGAGAACTTTGTAATGTGTTTAAAAAAGATCCAAGAACATTTGTTGGGACGGTATTGTCTTTACAAATATCACTTTGTTTCTTTAACTTGATTATGGCATTTACAATCCCGATTAATCTGGTCAATCTCTGTATATTTCTAGCAGCCTCTATCGCGCTATATCCATTGCCGAGTTTGAATCCGATAATTCTCTTAATCTCATCCCCAATTAACGCCATCTGTTTATCAACATAATCGGCAACATCCATAAGAGCATTACGTAAGGATTCCAGGCCGAGATTATGAGTAAAATCAGGTATCTTCGTATTGTCTATTTCAAATCCCTGTTCTCTCCTATCCCGTGTTATCTCTAGTCTTAGTTCCACTATTTGAGAATCTAAATCTTCTATATCCCTATTCATCCCAACTATTTCATTTTGATAGGATTCAACAGTTGGATCATTAGCCGAAGATGGATGATGATAAACCGGATAGACGATTTGAAAAGTCTTCTGTTCTGTTTGTAGTGCAGTTATTTTATTATTAAGGTATGCTATTTTTTCTTTGATTGCTTGTCTTCTAGATTCGAGGTCAGATAGGCGAGTTTGTTTATCAGATATCTTCTGCGCTTTTAGATCATTAAGTGCGCGCGGTATATCCGTGATCTTGGCTAGTTGTGTGTTTAATGAATCGACGATACAACGTATGGGTCCAATAATCATTAGAATATATTTATCTAATAAGTCTCCAAGTCCCACAAATATGGGAGCAAATAACGGAGAGATTAACTCTATCAAACCACTGGCATTAAAATCAAATATACCCTTATATTTTAAAAATAATAACCCTATAGCCATTATGATGGCGCCAAGATCTGGTATACACTGGAAGTTAAGAGCATTTATTAGATTACAAATATCATCGTATACTTCTGTATTGTTGAGTAGGTTATCCAATCCAGTAAAAAAGTTCTGTAGGTTATTGTGAAAATTGTTCTCAATTAAGTCAGTTATATCCCTAAAGAAATGGCTTAAGTCATCTGTATTTATTCTGTAATTACATGGAATACACTGAGTAGTTATATAGTTTTGAAATTCCCCGAATGTTGGACTGGTAACATTAGTCGCTGATCGTTTCGCACTAATCTGATCTGGAGGGGTTGAGCCAGCAAGTAAAGATTTAGAAGCAGGGATATTTTGAGGAACCTTAGCAGCATATTGACGTTGTATAGAGTCGGTATAGAAATTTACATCTTGTTGGACAGATGCCTTAGTCTTTGTGTCTAATTGTATGCCCAATGGACGATTAGATAGATCCGAATAAGAAGTAACAGAACTGGGTGGGTCTTGCGCTTCAGCCTTATCAATAGAAGACTTATCCGCCTGATTTATAACATTACTATATAGATCGGTATCGGTTTTGAACCCCTCTATATGAGGACGAACCATTGCTAAGGCGACAGCTTCATCTGTAGACGCCTGGTCAAACACTTTAGTCTGATAATAAGATATGATAATACCTATATTCTTTTTTGTCTCTGACAGGTTCTCGGCAGTAATCTGAGTACTTATAGTTGCATCAGCCATTATACATTTATTGGTAAGGGTTTAAGTTCTTCTCCCCATGCAAATACTTCCTGATTTCTGGCTATATTCGCAGCGGTTAGAGGAATAGTTGGTATACTTGTTTTTGTGTAAAAAGTTTGTTGAGGGACTACTTGCATAGTCGTAGGTGCTCCACCCAATCCCGCATGATTATGGGTATCATACATGGTAACAAAATTAGTATAGGCAGAGTTCACTTGCGCGACATAACTTGCCAAGTTAGTCTCTAATTGTTCGATACGTTTATTTAAAGTAGATATTGTATTTTCAAAATCAGTCTTATGTGTCATGTCTTTAAATAGAAATAGATTATATATTTTCCTGTATAACTTCATCCATCTCTGATTCTCTACGACCTCACCCGTTACGGCGTTCGAGGCTGCCGCAGCTAAACCTTGACCCGGAATAGACATTAAATCCCACCTCCGCTTTCCACTGACCTTTGAGCGATATGGTTATCTAATTTATGTTGGAATTCTAGGGCGTCCCTATACATATTATAACTTATCTTGCCATCTGTTGTTCCAAATATTGCATTACATGCTTCAGTGACTGATTCATAGTCTGGGTTAGACGGATCGTAGTATACAGTCAGATGAGCACATCGTTTATCGATTGTATCTGCATAAAGATTCAATAATCTTTTATCTTCCTGTAGTTTTATCTTCAATGCCTCATTATTGGCTTTATAGTCTAGTATTTCTATTGGCACAGACGGTTGTACTTCTGCGGGCTGGACAATCTTAGATGGAGTGTATTGAAATCCACCAAAAGAAGCTAATTCAGATTTATCATCTGAATTTAGACCCCGAGTTACGGTAGGGAGGATAACAACTAATCTATAATCAAAGTTTTTATTAATAGATGCCATGATTAGACTGAGTTCTCTTCTCCTTCAAGATGAAGGGAAATATCGCTTATATTCTGAATACCCGTCCCAGCAGGGATTGATGTTTGTATCCAAAATGGTTTATAAGAAGTATCGGGAGATCCAACAGAACCAATAGCCGGGAAAATTACGGCCTGTCCAGATTGTACCGATTTCCATTGGTTTGCAGTTGGCTGAAGATCTTGTACAATTATCTTAAAGGAGACATAAGCCTCCGGATAGTTTATATTACCAACTCCAGTCCGAGTTAGGGGCAGCGGCTGAAGAGTTAGATTAGAATAATACAATCCGGCATCATCATTCATTAAAAACAGTTTCTTTTCGACGACTTCACCATCTGTCCCATCATGGGTAGTCTGAACTGGATTAGTCAAAACTCCGTTCTCTGAATGCCTTATATATGTATTATTATTTACATCATATTCATAGATACCAATCATATTAACCTCATTTAGCGGCAGAGGAGGGAAAAGGGTATAACCCTCCTTGCCTACCCCATATAAGTGGGCCGACTTATATAGAGATTTTAAAAACTGCGTCTCTTAGGTGGACCATTCCAAAATTTAACTGGTTGTTGACGCATTCTATCATCATTACGAAAACTCTCAGGAGAATATATTCTTGAATTACTCCTAATACTAAAGACTCCAGGTGCCCCATGAAAGGTATCCAAATCGTTCGAATGTGGTATCCTTGGTTCAGGGTGTTTTGGATTTGATGTCTTATTTATTGCGTTTATATCTGGCTCCCTTTGCTCGACATTAGCCATAGCTAATTCTGATTCAAGAGTCTTAGTCCCAAATCGGCCCGCAAAAGAAATTATACCATTATGCTCGACATTTGTAAACTCTGATAATTCAAGGGAAAAGGCAAGTAGGCCCAACATAAAAGCATCTAGATCATGGTCGCCATCGGGACCAGCTTCATATACCGGAACACCTAATTGAGTGACCCGAACAACCGTATACCCTAAGAGTTGTTTATAGAGAACATCATCATATCTAGATATCTCAACCATACCCAATTCGAACTTGCTAACTGCATTATTAACCAGATAGGGTTTCATTGGAACACTTCTTGGTTCCTTAGTAAATGGGTCAAATATATCAACCTTAGATCCAAAGTCTATTCCCTTAATGTTCATGAGCATCATGTCTGCTTCGGCATTAGGATCACCGGAGAATTGTGCTTCTATCCCTATCTTTTTAATCAATTCGATTTGGACTGTCCCATATCCTTCATCAACGTAGATATATTTAGGCCGCCATTTACGGTTAAGCCTTCTTAACTCAGCTATTGCAGTCAACTGAGTCCAACCAGCTTTTTGAACCGTGATCTTCTCAACCACACGGAATTTCTTTCGCTCCATGTCAAAACCGACAATGCAAAGTTTAGTTCCATTAGCTGTATCGTTCCAGTCTGTGCCTAAGCTATATATCCATTTGCTTTTTGGCACCTGTTCTTCATACTTATAGTTAACCTGTGAATCTTCAACAAAGTTAGATTGGAATACGCCCTTAGCATGCTCACCAAACTCGGCCAAGATTTCGTGCTTCCAACCAAGTTCAGTTCTATAGAACAACCTTAATTCCTGTTCCATCTCGGGCGACCAGGATGGGTTAACCATTGATGTGTAATGGAACTCTTTGAAATCCATACGCTCAGTACAAAATCTCCAGAAATGTTCTCTCTTACCAGACGGGGTAGATGAACACCACAGTTTCACATCTCCATGTTCCATCAACATGGCAAGAACGTTTTCTATATCTGATTCATTAAGGTAATCCATCTCATCAAGAACAATCAAGTCGGCTTTCTGCCCTCTTATTGATGCAGCTCCGCTTCCAGTCTTTGCACCGGAAGGGAACATAACAATCCTAGCCCCATTATATAACTCTATGATATGAAATGGATTTGCTACACTTCTTTTAACCTCATTCGACAGAACGGGATTGCCACCAATGAACTTCATCAACCTGTCGAAGATATCTTTGATCTGGGCAAGGTAAGGAGTAAGAACTAGTATGGTAGAAAAACCTTTGACATACTTCTGTTGAGCAACATCCCATCTTTCAATCTCTGGAGAGTTAGTAAATAGATAATGGAGAATTTTGATACACAATATCTCCGTTTTCCCGAGACGCCTTCCTAGTCTGAAGACCTTACGCTTAGCAGAGCATTGTGTCATAACTTTTTGGAATTCGACTCCGTCAATCGACCTTCTTGGTTCCCAATTAAGATTAGTCTTAGCCCAAGCTATGGGGTCATACAGGGTCTGAGCATAGTTGATTTCTTCTTTTGTAAGTTTATGTTTTATCTGATCGAAATTAGGAATACAATTACCATCTGCCGGTATACCCGAACATTTGATAATGAACTCCCCTGTTCTGAATATTGGTTCTTTTGTAACTGGATCTTTTGGGCCATCCTGTTGTGCCACCCTGCATTTCCTGCACTCGTGACAATATGGATGTAAGTTATCGCCCTTTGAAATTTCCCTTTTAGTCATAAAGCCCCTTTTATTTGTTATAAACCGCGCAATTGTCTGTAATAAGCTATTCTTTCCGCCAACGTAGACGACTGCAGTGTAGAGGAAGATCCCCTATTACTTGGAAGTAAAGCAAACCCAGCCGCACCAACACCTACTCCTGCATACATATTTCTTGCGCTTATAAACGGTGTTGTTCTATTTTTTAAACCCCTCAGAACAGCAGCTCTAGTCCTGCCACGATCTCCGGGACTCATTCCTATCACATTCTTCGATCTAAAATCGTTTATACCATTTCTTAATGCTGAATTCCTATAGGGCCTGGCAAAAGCGTTTATGGTTCCACTAATTGCACCAATTCCAGCACCTACAGCCGCACCACCCAAGGCGTTTCCGACCACAGACCGCATATCATCACCGGCAAGAGCAGAAGTTGCCGCACCAGCGATAGCTCCGACAGCAGCACCTGTTAAGGCGTTACTTGCTGCCCTCATCATTCTTCCGACTACTCTTCCCATATCTTTTCCTCACACCAAGTCTGACAAGTCTTCTAAAGAAAGCAACATATCTATCTTCTTTCTTATAAACTTTATCATGACATTTCTTACACAGTGTTATCCCATTTGTAACTTTATATATAAGTCGTGGAAAATTATATTTCCTCTTTATATGATGTGCGTTTAACTTCCCGCCCCTTCTACCACACCATAAACATGTAAATCTGTCTCTCTTGAAAACTCTATCTCTCCACGCTATATATTTCTTCGTATAGTATATCGTTCTATTTAATATCTTTTCTCTAATCCGTTCTATTGTCTCTGTATTCATTTATCCTTTATTTTAATCCAAGTATTCTCTTAGCTTTTTCTTCTTTCTCTGTTTCCACCATATCAATTATGTAAAAATGAAGCTTCCTGTCCCATCATATTCCCTGCTGATTGGCCAATTAAAGCTTTCATCATTTCTCTAGCTTGTAATGCGTTCTGGGTGTTAACCACCGACCCGTTCCCAAATCCACCACGCCGTTTATTCCAAATTTTATCACTCTGTTGTTCCATCCATTCGCCTAGCTTATCACCCATCACATATTTTGATGCTTCATTAATCGCGCTACCCTCTGGAGTAAGTATACTGGCCGCAATAGAACCTAGGAATAAAGCTCCACCAGCTGCACCTATTGCCCCACCAACACCTCTAGCGAGCAGACCACGACTAAACATCGCCATCTCTCTCGAAGC